TTGTTCTTATCTTTCAACACCATAAAGATACACAATGTTTATCTATTTGCCAACAGAATTGCGAAAAAGTTTCATGTAAAAAGAGGAGGAAAATTCCTCCTCACATGGTCACTCAACATTTAAGACCCAGATATAATTATCGTGCCCAAACTTCATTGTCACCCGTTTCACCCCCTGCGCCTGTTCCAACAAGGATTTTCCACTTGGTGAATAAAACGCTTGGTGAGATAAATACTGTGTGATATCTTTCCCGGTTAACTCATTGTAGCTTTGACCGATACCTTTTGTTGAAAAACTGTCAACGATCCAGAAGCTCAATTCCCCGAAATTTTCAAGGACCATGAGCTGAACTCCTTGATGTTTGACAATACCCAAACAAACTTCCCAGATATTGTTTGTTAATAACTCCGCCATATCAATCCAAATTTGTACCGAGAATCTTCTTTTCATAGAATCGCTTCATCTCAGCATCGTGTTTTCGAACTTTTTTATTTCTCTCCATTATCCATCTCTTCTTATCATCATTGGAGAGTGAATCAAACCGTGCAAGATTAAACCCCGCACCCCCTTCATTTTTCACATTCACCATCTCAACTTCTTGATTGCAATGATCGCAAACAAGTCTCTCCTTTGGTGTGAGATGTCCATCCCGAATCACGTAACTAACCGAATTAAAATGAATTTCTTCATTGTACTTGTCGCATTTCTCATTTCGACAATAAAATTTCGTCGCCATATCAAAAGTTTTTACGTTTTAAGTACATCGCGATGAGCAAGCTATCACATTTATTATCATCCATCTTCGTTGATCTTTCAGTCCTTCTAAGATCAACGGTGGGGAATAACTTCTTACAGGCTTTGATAGAGGTTGCCTTCGTGTCAGTTACCTCGGTCTTCCCTGATGATGATTTCTTCTTAATCAAACCCACGCCTTCCCACATAACCTTCTGCCATTCCTTCGGTTGTGGATTAACAATGGTGACACCTTTTGCCGCGACGAGACCGTTCAGCACCCCGGTTATATAACCGAAGTTAAACGTACTACCCGCCGACGCACCGAATAACGCATGAACCGATTCGATGCCAACAACAATATCCATGCCCTCAAACCGAGTGAATATACCTTCAATAACACCTCTAACATGCCACAAATCGAATTCCGCTTTCGGATCTTTTTGAATCGGTATGAATTCGATCTCTTCATACGGTGCTAGGATACATATAAAACCCGCTTTTCCGGGATCAATTCCAATATAAACTTTCTCTTTCATTATTCTATCCTACTTATGTCGTTTTCCTTGATAACTTTCAAAACCTTACTTCCAACCGCTTGATTTACAACGTGAGTCGTTATCATCATGGGAAATGAAAATTGATTCAATGATTTCACGAGGGATTTTAAACCCAACGCATCGATTCCTTCCGCTATCTCATCCGTGAACAAAAAATTCAAACCGTTATGTTTGCTTGAATGATTGATCATTTTCTGTTGTGCAAGTATCATCGCGTATTCCAATCTGCCTCTCTCACCCCCTGAAAAAGAATTGAACGGCAGGGCCTCATCCCTTATGATTGTCGGTGTGATCTCCTCTTTGATTGTACCATCAGCTTTTCTTTTGAAACCGTCAATACTAACCCGTAAATCGGACCCCATATCTTTCAACATCTCATTACAATTATATTGCATCTCCTTGATGCTGATATTCGCAAGGTACATTCTGAATTCCTTGTATTGAATGAGCCAAACCCTCATATTTTCAATCTCTGACTCAACCGCCTTTAAAAGGTCGTTGATATCTTTTAGCGTCACCTGGGCTTCGTATAAATCCGTCCTTCTTCTCGTTATTTCCTCCTCCCACGAATCACCCGGATCCTTCTCACTCATTTTTTTAATACATTCCTCCCATTTCGTTATCTCGTTCTTACTATCGAGTATACTTTTTTCCTCCAATTTAATACGTCTATTATTGTTTTCAATCATCGATTGATTTTTATCGATGTCTTCTTCAATTTGGATAATATTTTTCCTTAAAGACGATAATTCACGAGAAAAAGATATCTCAATCTCCCTCTCCGATTTTAATGAGTTCGTTGATTCGCGGCTTTCGTCCTCCAATCGCGATAAATCGTTCCTTAACGATTGGATGGATTTTCCAATCTCTTTTTTCAATGAAAGAATTTCCACCTTCTTCGATTCCTCTTCGTCAACATCCGAATCCTCATCAACGAGGAATCTATGGCCGCACTTGGGGCAGGTAATAATACCCGCGAGTTTCTTGTTTATCTCACCAAGTGCCATTTCAATTTCACGTTCAGTGTCAACCGCGTCCTTTACCGCCGAATTCAATTCAATCTCCCTCTCGCGATAACCCTTCAAACCCGCTTCGATATCGCTAATTTTTTTGTTTATCAATGAATGTTCATCAACTTTTCGTGAGAGCGAGTCCGTGTATTCCTTTAATTTCTTATTAACGGATACCAGCTCCCTCTTAATATCCTCGTTTTCAGTCGAAAGATGGTTGATCGTATTTTTACTCGATTCGATTGAATTTTCATAATTATCTATCTCATCCCTGTACTTTGATATCGCCTCCTCTTTCGCTTTCTCAAACTTCTCAAGGGAACATTCATTAATCCGTTCCTCGAAAACCGAAATTTTTCCTTGAATAAATGATTTTTTTTCAAGAATACTTGACCTTTCATGTTCTTTCGTTGATATCCCAACTTTGATATCATTATCAATATCATCAAGAAAACCTACGTTACTAAACCGGGCCATCAATTGAAGTTTCTGTGAATTTGATGATGAGAAGAAAGATGCGAAACGCTCCTTGTTCACTATATAATAATTACTCAGATCCTCCTTTGTGATACCGATCCATTCGATAATTCGATTATTCCCATCATTCACTGTCGCGAATTGAATGGGTTCATCATTGATATAGAGTTCAAGCTTGTTCCCCTTTCTCGTCAAAACCCTTTTGATATGGAGAACTTGATCCCTTACCGGACAATAAATCCATGATTCGATAACCGATTCCTTCTGGCCCCTTCTAATTAAATCAATATCTCGGACATTCTTTCTAGAAGTGTAATCCAACCAACACTTCTCTATCGCGGATTGAATAGCGGTCTTCCCACTTCCATTACTCTCCTGACCCTCATCGGATCTATTCTCACCAACCAGAAGTACCGGACCTTCCTCGAAATCATATTCAAGTTCCTTGAACGAAAGAAAATTCGTTAACTTTAATTTTATCGGTTGCATGTTAATCTAATTTTATCTGTTTGCGTATTTCCTCCAATAATTCCGGGTTATCGGATAGCACGGTTTTGACATTCACCTCGCCTTGACCCAGACTCGTTCCATTATAGGAGAACCAACTTCCGTTCTTCTTGATAATACCCTGCTCGATCGATAAATCTAATATTTCTTGCATGATATCGATTCCCTTACCGAAAGCGATTGAAATCTCCGCCTGCTTAAACGGTGGTGCTATTTTGTTTTTCTTAACGGTGACCTTACTCCGGATAGCCGTGACATCATCGCCCTCTTTTTTATTACCCATCCTGCAAATCTCAATGCGCTGGGATGCGTAAAATTTCATCGCGTTTCCTCCGGGTGTTGTGTTCGCCGCACCCATAAATCCGATATTACTTCGGTATTGATTTATGAATATAACCAACGTCTTATTCTTCTTTGCCTTCTGCGCTATAAGGGGTAACTCGGCGCTCATCAACCGGGCAACTAATGCGATTACCGCGTCACCGACCTCACCATCTATCCTCGCTTTGGGTACCAGCGCGGCGATGGAGTCGAGAATAATTATACCAATATCCGGGCAATCCAACATCCTCCTCATGATGGAAAGGGCCATCTCTGCCGAGTCTGCCTGACTTAACACAAACTTTTCCGGGCTCAAATCGACCCCCAGAGCTCTCATATAATCAGGATCCATCGCCTGCTCGGTGTCGATGTAACCCGCCGAGCGACCCATATCCTGCACTTCCCTGCACGCGTGAATGGCGAGGGAAGTATTATGTGTTATAACATGATCCTCAAGCAAATATGAATGATCGGGTGAATCTATGCTAATACAAGTACATTCGCCTGCATCAACCTCATCTATTGCGACAACCTTTCTATGACACCCCCTTCCTGTGAGAAGAGCGGCTTTACTATGCTTTCTTTTGCAACTAAATGGATTGAACGTCACCCTCAACGAAATAGAGTAATAGGAAAAACCTTTCGTGTTATGACATAATTTAACCGGGGACGTATATCCACCTAAACTTTGAACAAGATAAATGATATCGTTTATAAGTTGAAGTGATGCGCTTGTATATGATACAACACTTGCCGAAACGCAACCATCCGTATCCATTAATCCCGCCAACAGATCCCTTCTTTGCGAAATAGAACCGTTGAGATAGTTTTTTGGTATAAACTTATCGGACGAAGGAACTCGAATACCTAATCGATCAAGTTCAGAAATATATTCATTTTCACGACTATAAATATCCTTTACAATTCGATATTGAGAACAATTTTTCTGATTTCTACAAACAGTTATCCTGTAACCATCATTTAATTCTAATTTAACTCGATCGATAATATCGGAATCAGTGTTTCCTATCGCCATAGTGGGATAACAATGGAGGCATCCATCGCCAAGAAGAACCCCCAAAATATAAGGAGAGATAAAACAATCAATAGGTTCTCTCTCTAAAGGTTTGCATAAAGGAATCTCCCATCTATAATTAGGCTTTGTTATGCCCCTCCTATAATCACTCGGAACGCGATTTCTTAAAACGCCTTTTTCTATCATTGATTTAAGCGTTCTGGGTGCATATTTTCGAATATGAGGGTTACCCATATCTTTTGCGAACCAAATATGGTCCTCCGAGCATATTTTTTCAACACCATCAATAAACCGAACCTTATATAATCGTTTTATTCCTTGAGGATAAACACCGGTTACAGGATAAAGGTTTCCATCCGACGCGTAAACCTTATCCCCTATTCTTAAACTCTCAATAGGCGTGAGACCTTGTTCCGTAAATATCTTTGTACCATTCTTTAGGGCTTTGCCACTCGATTCATGTCCGAATATTTCAACCAGCCTACCCAGTCCGTAACCCCCACCCAGAGCTCTATCTAGGATTAACGAACCAGATGACACTCTCTCAACATCTATGTAACTACCACATATTGCTTCCTTACCGAACTCTTTCTCAATTCCGGCAATCATACTTTTTAAATCCATCACTCAACGTATTTTTTCAGGAAATTATATCCCGCGTTAAAATCATATTTTTTCTCGTCACAGAATTTTTTAAACACATCTTTCATGCTTGCTTTCGACACCGGATTGTTTTCTTCTCCGTTAACGGGAACAACATCGCACTCTATATCCTTTCTCCGTTTCTTCACAATAATACCCCTCTCCGTGAAAATTTCATCGGCAAGTGATTTAAGCTTACTTTCAGATCCGATAAATTCAATTTTTACGTTTGAATTCGATGTGTCTTGCTCTTCCGCGAGTTTAACTAGTTCTGATTTCGATATGTTATCTAGGTCAATCTTGAATGAACGGTATTCCCTGAATCGTGCTTTCTCAAACAACACTTCCCCGTCATCATGTAGCAACCAAAAGCCTTTTTCCGGATCCTCGCCGAAATTATTCTGCCTTATCGAAGATAGGTGATATATTCCCTGTGATACTTCCTGGGCGTTGTGATAATGTCCGAGATAAACCCTCGTGAAGGTTTCTTTCAATAACTTAGGTGTGATCTTGCTTGTGACTTTTGAGCCATCATTATTGACACTTCCCGTTAACGCGGTATGACTCAACAATACCTTGGGTGCTGATGCCGCGATACCATTCTCGGAGATCCTTGCTCTCAACTTCTCATACCTCTCCAACCACATTTCAGTGTCATAAAACGGCATAACACCTACCGTTAGATTTTGAATTGATATTAATTCCTCGGTTCTGTGAAGGTGAAATGCTGGGTGGTGATAAAACGGATCCAAAAAGCTACTATCACTTTTATAATCGGTCTTGTCATGGTTTCCAGGGATACAACCCAGAATCATATGATTCTCCCTGATCATATCAAGTATCGCCGTGAACGCATTCAAAACCTCCTCTCTCTGTGAAATCCTACTATCGAACACATCTCCCAAACAGAGTAATGTCTTGCAATCGTGTTGTTGTGCAAGTTTAATCTGCTGATTGATAAGATCTTTCACGATAGCTATATTAGATTGTTGTAGGTGCCAATCCGTTGAGATGACACCTATGACTTTATTCTTATCCATATTTCATGTTGATGAAAGAAAGGGTATTACCCCTTTCTTATTTTTTTCGATTAAGAATATTTCTCAAAGAAGCTTTCACGTCTTTCGGATCGTGAATTTTAACCCCGGTACCCTCCTGTTTTGCTTCCTTTTTTTCAGTCGCCGGCGATGTATTGGGTGCTTCATCCGTCATTTCATCAAACTGTAATCCTTCACCCGTCATTTCATCAAACGGTAATTCCTCACCTTCCATCGCGAGTTGATACCACCTAACAAGATCCTCCTTCGATAAATTCGGTAAGGTATACCCTTCGTCGGAATAATTGGATGCTATATACTCACGAAGCATCTTTTTCATCTTCAGTGGTGTCACTTCATTCGATTCTTCTTTTTTAAACGCCTGCTCGACCTCATCTTCGGCAACTTGTTTCGGTTCAGGAACGATTTCATATAACTTACTTACAAGTTCCTCGAAGTCAGGATCACCCAACACGTCGAACTCCGGGTGTTGCGCTTCGAGATTCTTCAACCCCTCTAGCGCGAGATTCAGATCACGGGTTGTGTAACAGTCAACGTATAATTCTTTCAAAGATGGTTGACCCGCCAATCTTTCTAATTCCGAATCGGAGATCTTGCATTTTTCAAAAAAATCTTCCCATGATTGTCCAACCGTGGGTTTTCCTGCCTCAACATCGTAATAAACCCTTTCCTTTCCGTTCTGTGTTTTAGTTCCTTTCACAATAATCAACGGGAAACCATCATCAGGTGATGAGAACATATCTAAGGACACCTTATTGCACTCCTCCGCCAATTCGATTGATTTCTTGTGTAGTAAATTGAACCAATTTGTTCTTAATTCGAGACGGTACAAATCCCTTTTTGCATCCTGCACGTAGCAGACCCAGGTTGATTGAGGGATACACCCAGGTTTCCAATTCTTTCCTGATCCGCCACCCTGTATCGGAAATAAGAATTTCTTCTTATCATTCTCATCCTGAAAATCTTCCGCTTTTTCAAACACCTTTTGGATGTAGAACTCAACGGGATCTTGAAGACCGGATTCCTTAACCGCGTCACAGTGGGTTGTCGCGATGAAAATTTTCTTATTCTTCATCACCTTCCGGCCCGTTTTCTCACCGTTTTCCCATTCGTCATCTAAAACGGGTAACTGGGTTGTACGCATCGCAACATAAGCCGCTGTTTCCGGGTCTGATGATGGTAGCACGCGAAGCCAGTTTCGTCCGTCACTGATCGTGTAAAAGGGAGCCCGTCGTCCATCGGTTTGATAAAATGTTTTATTCGTTTCCTTCTGTTTCTGCTCCTCTTTCTGAATAGTCTCAAAACTTGATGCTTTAAATCTACTTCTGTCAAATGCCATAACTTTACGTTTTTAAACTGTTTAATTAATCTTTTTACCTAACTCTGATAATTTACTTAAAAATTCGTCCTTCAATAAATGATATTTATTTAACAATGAACTTAAATCACTGGCCGTATCAAATGATACCCTCTCAACCGCGAGGGATATCGCCCTTTCCAAGGTAACACCGTATGCTAAATCTTTCGAATATGATTCCTTGATTTTCTCTCCGCTTCTTATTTCGAACACATCATATCTACCAAGAGTACCCGGGCAGGGTTTGATCTCAATATTCTCAATTATTAATGAATCCATACTACAATCCTTTCTTGATTAAAAATGTGTTTACTTTTGATTCAACTAGTTCGGATAAAAATTCCTCCGGTGATACGGGTCGAACTATCGAGCTTAACTTCTTACTTTTGTCATTAATCGCCCAGAACCAAGAATCCAAAATATTCAACATCCGCTGGTTCTCAATCATATCATCCTTTAATGTTTGAAATTCGGCGTCAGTATAGATGGCCTCATCCACGGATTTCTCCGTTAATTTGATATAATCATCGCCGAATTTAAACTTTCCTTGATTTTTATTCGCTTCGATACGAATATCCTTGCGAAAATTCGCTTCGTAAATATCACATTTCAATTTGCTCCTATTATATAGTGCCTCCGCCTCCGCTTTCCAGATTCCCACCTTGTTCAACAAGGCTGAAACTGTCACTATCTCACCATACAAATTTCCATGATCGATCCTACATAATGTGTCAATATCTATCTCATCTTCCGAATCTTCTGATATCAGCACAACAGGCCTATTTCCTATATGAACAACAGTATTCATCTCATCTTATTTTCGTAATTTAAAGATACCGATTTAAAAATCAAATCATAACAATCAAAAATAACTGTTACGTTAATACCAACACTTCCGTGTTTTCATTCGCGTAAATTGCCATTTGTTGGTTCCTCTCATCCCAGTTTGTTCGGCCGTTCATGAACAGAATTGTATCCTTGCAATTTTTCAAAATATTTTCGAACGATTCATATTCATTGGACCAGAAAACAACTGTTCGAAATTGGTAATTCTGTTCAAGCGTAATGATCGCGTAATCCCCCTTTCTTCCAGTTTTTATCGCGATTTCATATACATAACCCGCGGCTGTTAAATTATAACTTTTCGTTTCCAAGGGATCATCAATTATCTCAGAAAAATCTTTGAAAGGATATTCTGAATCGCCGATCATCTCCTTGAAATAATCCAAGTATAATTTTGAATAATTGAAAAACGCCAAGCCGCACAGTTTCTTCTGCCTCAAATTATGCCACCACTCTAATTTCACTTTACCGGGATTCAACTCAAACACATCTTTCTCCTTGTCGATTTTCACCTTATTAGCAGTTCTGTATCGTTTTATAAGTTTTATCCTGTCTATAACGTTTGATATTGATTCGAGCTTATCGAAAGCACCGCATGAAATCAAATTTTCTATAACACTTTTATTAACGGCACTTCCTTTCTGTGAATGTCGGTCTAAAAATTCATCAAAATCAAAGTAAGGTCCGTTCTCTGATCTTTCCTTCATGATCTCCGCTTGTGCCTCCTCGCCGACCTGTTTCACTGATGAGATTGACCACACCAAACTTTTATCAGTGAAATCTGTCTTGATCTTATCCGTCGATTCATTAATATCAGGGGGGATCACCTTGATATTTCCTATTTCATTTATCTCGTGTAGATAAACGGGGAAATCATCATCATCAGCGTAGGAGAACGCAACGGACCAGAAAGCCAACGGATAATTCACTTTTAGCCACTGGCACGCATATCCTGTGTTTGCATACGCGACCGCGTGGGATCTATTGAACTGATAATCAGCCATATTCTCAATTTCCTTCCATGTCTCTTCCGCATATTTCTGATCAACACCGAAATTCTCGATATAATTTTTCAAAAATCTTTCCCTGAAGGGTTGAAGTTTCTCCACGTTCTTCTTACCAATCGCCCGGCGTGCGCCATCCGCGTCAACAAGATTAAACCCTCCTAACACTTGGAACATTTTCATTGTCTGTTCCTGCCATATCATGATATACCGGCTACTTTGAAGTATTTCTCCCGCCCCCTTTCTAAATGACACTTCTCTCTCACCCTTTTTACGAAGGATGTACTCGTTATGGAAATTTCCCTCCATAACCCCCGGTCGATATAACCCAATACAGTTTACAAGCTCTGTTATGTTATCGGGCTTTAACATCTTACAATATCCGGTTAATCCTTTCGCACCGAAATGAAATACATCGCCATTCCACCCTCTTTGAAAATACGAATAAACTTTCGGATCATCAAGGGGTAATTCATAGAGGTTGATTTCTTCACCAGCATCATCTTTGATTAATTTCAATATGTCGCCGAACTTACTTAACTGCAAGATTCCCAGAATATCCTCTTTCAAAAAACCCGCGGTGTCAAGTTCACCACCCTCCCACTCGCTGATCAACATATCACCCTGTCGGCGAATCGGATTCCAATGATACATGTCTTTTTCATCTGGGTAGATCATCATGGCGCACGCGTGAATCGATTTCGCCTTCGGTTGGCCCTGTATCAAGCCGACCATCTCGATGATCTCCGGGTTTCTGTTAATGAAATTCGCGACATCTTTTTTCTGACAGGCGATTCTGAATAAATCATCAAAATCCTTCACACCATCTATTTTAGAAGTAAATGAGTTTACCTCGGCGACGGGGACACCTTTCAACCTACACAGATCCTTGACGGCGGCCTTGACTTGAAGAGTCGTGTAGGTTCCCACGGAGCAAACTTGATCAGCACCGTAACGCTCCTCCATGTATCTTTTAACTTCCGGTCTTCTCGCCATCTCGAAATCAGTATCGATGCCCCTTAGTCTGGCAGCGAACCGTGCTTGATTCGCTGCCGCTTTTCTAATTTAATTGATTTAACTATATATTCCATTTCAAATTTTGTTTTATCTGTTTTACAAATCTAGATTTTTCAATAAAAGACATCACCTTTCTCCTTATATCTGTTTCTCTTAAATACACCTCCGTATATAAAGGAACCCATTTCCTTTCGAATAGCTTGCCTTTCTGAAGAAAAGTAAGTAATGTATCATGATTACCACTCGGTGATAATGTTTTTTGTGCGTCATAAGCAGATAGAAATTTATGTACCTCTAAAGTATAAATATTTATCATCACAATCGGTTTCGCATTCGGATTAAGACTCCCTTTCGCAACACCCCGGTCTTTTCGGATTACCGAGATATGATCCTTCATTTCTTGGGACCATTTATTCCCATAATTACCATTTTTCTCACCCACTCGTCTCGGCGGCTTAATACCGCCAATTTTTAAATTTAGTGTTCGTCGATCTCTCACCCACTGATGATCAACTACACGTTTTTCCTGAATCAATGCATCATCTACGGTATTAAAATACAACAAATTCACTCTCTTAAACGCACCAACCCCGTACAATCTCACGCAATTACCTAATGACATTGATAAAGGGTCCTTGTAATCTTTTAAACCGGTGGAGTAATCCGTCTTGATTCCGCCACCAATATAAGAATCTTCCACTGTTTTTGATGAATGAACCCCAACATATACTTTTCCGTTTACCGTACAGGTTGTTTTATACAAAATATTATAAAGGTTATTGTCACCCTTAAACGGATTCTTTTGTCCGTTCGAGCATTTTGCTAATATCTCCTGATCCGACACTAACGATTCTATCTCCATCTTTTAAATCTTGAGCTTTTACATCTAATTTTTCTCCCGATCTAAAAATACACACTTTATCATCAAAATCCAACTCTATATCTAAATTATTATCGAATGTGATTTTTACAACGTCCACTTCAACTTGTTGACCGATACGACCTTTATTCAGAAAACGTTCGAATAGCAAATCGTAATCAAACGGGTTAATGTGCGTCAGACCCAATAAATAGGCGACGAGGGAGCCACAAGCTGATCCACGGCCGAACCCTACGAGTATACCTTGACGTTTACACCATTGGGTGATATCCCAAAGTATCAAGAAATAATCAACAACATCTCCGTATTTAATTACATCTATTTCCGTTTCAAGTCTATCAAGATACTTCTCTTGTTCATCAACATCACTTATCCCCATGCTATTAAACCCATCCGCGACCAAGGATATAAGCATATCAACTTTTGATCCATCATATTTCTTGAACTCCTCCTCGGTCATTTTATATTTAGGAAGATGACGTTGTGATAGATCGACCTTGAAATTACTACACCTTTCAGCGATATCATTTGTGTTCTCGATCGCGAATCCGATGATATCAAGCATAACATCCTGATCATTGGCTGAGAATAATTCTCTAATCTCCATCAAATATTCCTCGTTACACTTGAAATATTGATTTTTTGAAAAATCGTTACTTATACCCGCGGATGAATTCAACGCTTTTTTCAGATAGAAATATTCTTGGTCCAAATAATACGCGTCACAGATATTTGTGGGTAACATGGAACTTGAGAAATACTCCTGAAGGTTTAGAAGGTATGTTTTATCCCTTTCATTTGAATCAAACCTAACTGAATCAAGTTGATAGTATGCGCCCTCAAATTCTTTCGGTACATCCTTAAATTGTAAACTCTTCGGGTCAATCACAATAATTAACCCCTTTGTCAATGACAGAAATCTCTCCTCATCGATCCTTACGTTATTATCGACATTAATTTCCTTGTTGATGGAAAGAAGATTCATCCACCCTGTTTCATCCACGACGTAAACCTTCACATCGTACAGAAGATCTTTCTTTTGATTGAACACGGTAACGGTTTCACCGATCACCGGTTTCAAACCGTGTTTCTGGCATTCCAACTGAAATTTAAGCACACCCGCAAGTGTGTTTTTCTCACAGATACCCAAAATGCTCACACCGAAAAAATTCGCTTTTCGACACCAATCTCCATAATCTCCGGTTCCGTTCAATAATTCAAACGGACCTCTCATTCCCAGAAATGATTCGGTCGGTAAATCACTATCAACCTTACCGATATATTTCAAGAGTTTCAACTTCACTTTCGATTCATTACCCTTTCTCAAAGTGTAATACAGACGGCCGAACTTATAGATATAATTATTCGCAGTGATGGGTGTTCCTATGTAATTAAACCCTCGATCAAACAGAAGTCCGTCGACATTGGGCCCTGATAATTCATATGTATCACCATCCATTGTGATAATACCCAAGTCGGAAATATCATATATAAATCCATTGCGATCGAGATACGATAACAGTTCTTTCATATTTTAAATATAATGGGAACCCTTTTACGGGGCCCCGTAAATTCAAATTTATATCTCGCCCTGGCTGGAATCACAACTCGATGCCTCAATTGCCTTAACACACTTGTAAATATACACGTTGCTTTTTCCAAGAATGGTTGCTATTTCAGCTTTTTTCTTTCCCTCAGAGAGAAGTTGTTTGATTTGAGGTAATAGTGGGTTACTGAGAGAGATCACACCGTTTCTCTTTTCAGTCACTGATTGTTTTTTCGCCTTCTTCTCAACCGGTTTTTCATCCACACTTTTATCCGTTTCAACTGTGCGCTTCTTGAAATCATCCGGGTTGAAACTTTCACGGAATGAAAGGATCTCATCCAACTCACTCTCTTCAAGATCCTTCATATCACGATCATCAACAATCGCGTCAACTCTGGCGTATAAATCGCATGCGCCAAACGCCGCCAGTTGATCGTAAAATTCGGTTGCCTGATCGCACTTGCTCTTTACATCCTGACCCAGTTGATCCGCAACCGAATTCTTTCGAGCCTCATATTCTTCCAATGTCTCAATTAATTTTAAATTAGACATTGTGATATAATTTTTAATTCCACGAATTGATGCTTCTTTACGAAGTTCCTCACGGGTCATTTCACTAAACTTTTTCATAATCTCTTGTTTTTAAGTTGTTACTGTTTCATTGTTTCAATGTCTAAAGATACACAATGTTTATCTATTTACCAACGAATCCAACAAAAAATCGGTACTTTTCAATATTAAATTTTATGTCATTCCATTGAGATTGTTGTACATCGATACCCACCATCTTATGAAGCATCACGGGAATTTTTTCTTCAAGTCCGCTATCCGTATATCTTACACCGTGTAAACCATGAATAACTGGATTAGATGTATCGATACTTCTGATAAAGTGATACTTATCCTCGTTATATTGGCAAACTTCTTGCGGTAATACTGTGCCCAGTAAATGCAACGGCTTTTCACAATCCATAACACCGTGATTGATGAGCTGGTCAATGAACATTTTTCTTCCTCTACAATATGCCTTGGATATATTCTCATCTACCGCAAGGCTCAAATAAATAGGCAGATTGAAAGGTAGTGCGACCATATCGCAACACTCGACCATGCATTTATAGCATTCGACAAGTTCATTCCAACTTATCCCTTGAACAACACCGATTGAATAGCTGCACGATATTTTCTCCCACGTTCTCGCCATTCTCATCGTTTCTTTCGCATTTCTCAAAACATCGGGTAAAACGTAATAAGTTGGCTTCAGTGCCTTAATCCATGAACGAAATCTATTTGCGTCAAATGCCGACCCCAATTCGAACACTGAATTGTCAAGAATTACCTCGCGTCCCTTGTTAACAAGCGCATCCATGAAAAATTCGAAATAATCGCCACCTATATCGGGATCTTCAAACAAGTGAACAAGTGCGTAATCATAATCAGTCATCGATTGAACCTTGTTCATAATCGATAACGGTGCTTCATGCGCTATCTTAATCATTGTGTTGATATTTTATAGGATCTGTCATCCCGTTTAATTCAAACGCTTCGAGCCGCTCGGTACAATTATGCACCAAATATCCCTCACAAATAAATGAACCAGCACTAGTCTTAATATCATATACATGTGCCTCCTTAACTGGTTCATCTATTTTATTTACCACCACTTGGTCTAAAAGCCTTATTGAATTATATGTGCCTAACTTTTCAAGCATCGACGCACGTTTTCCCGCACCGTACTTTAATGTAATTATGTACGGTCTTGTTACTCTCCAAGTTTGCATAAGGGTACCGCCCTCTTTAAAACCGGGCGTAACGGATTGCGACCTGTCACACTTAATCCCCAACAATGATAATGCTTTATCGATTTGAATACACTTTTCTTTATTCACAATCACTGCTTGGCTTATAGAAAAACCGAATGATCCATTTGATTTATTATGACAAGCACACCCATCAGCTATCAACATTCCGTTTAAATACCCGCGCAAATACTCAGGGTGTTCATTAAATTTTGTCTTCTCAAGAAACACAGGACCATAACCGCCACCAGCACGGTGCATGTTGGTATCCTCCCTGTAAGTGATTTTTACATCACATGGCTTGATATATTTATCATAAAGAGACCAAAATTCTTCCAATACATCGAACTCCTTTTGAAATGTATGAACACCCCGTGCGTCAATGGATCCATCACCATCAGCAAATCCACGTAAATAACCCAGGGCGAATTTTTCATCATCAACCTCTTTTCTTGTATTTGATACTGGCCAAAATTTCACCATATAAGTAGCATCCTTTCTCTTCATCTCCTCGTACTTTCTATATCTTGGCCTTAACTTCATATTTGAAGCATACACATAATGATCCTTCGTTAAAAGAAGACCCGCCATATCATATACCGGTTGAATACCATTATCAAACTTATCCAATACCTTCGCCACACAAATTTTCTTCGTGTTTTCATCCACGGACCACACTTCGTCTCCAATACAAACATCCTTAATTTGCTTCCATGTATTATCACTCATCAGTACTTTCTGCGATTCTTCTATACACGACCCACACCTTCCACACGATCTTCCTTCTGGATCGGGATTATAGCACGTGTGAGTGTTACCCAGAACCAAATTAATTTCATAATCATTGAACCCGAGGATCGTCATCGCACGTAACCCTTCGGCAAGTACACCGCCCTTATCCATGTGATTGAACGGAGCTTCGTATCCCACTCTTTCACTACCCCAATTCGATACTTTAAACGCGTGCTCACAAGCGATTCGAGATTCCTCGGATGTATCAGGATAACAGCAATGATCGCCGCTATGTAGGCCTAAAAACACATCAACATTACTCTCCGTTTTATTCGCCCATGAAAGTGCCTTCCCATAAATGATAGCGGAAAAGATCACGTTTCTATTTTCAATAACCGTTGATTTCATATTTTCGGACGCGTAATGACCTTCCGGTATAGGTTCACCACCTACATGAAGGGACGAATTACTGTCACTGAAACAATCCCTCAGATCGATAATCTGGTGTGATAACTTAAACCTCTTACCTTGCAAGAACTCAATATTTCTTTTCACCTTCTCCAATTCAACCTGATGCTTCTGACCGTATTGAAAAGAATAAGCCTTAACTTCGTAATCATGAGCAAGCAAATACATGAGCAAGCACGTACTATCCAATCCGCCCGATAAACTTAAAATCGCCTTTTTCATTTTATAATCTGTAATTAAATTCCATAATATCCAATACCTGGGAAACTCTTTCGTCAATACTTCCACTCACATAGTGTATCCCTCGTGGTGCGAAGTCTTGTAACATACGCGCGTTTTTCTCAAATAAACGATCGATTTCCTTTTGAAATACTTCATCGGTTGACCGAACGCCGTCGTCCACGATTTTAAACTCCGGCCTCAGTATAATATGATGACTGTAAAGGGGCTCTATATGAAATAGAAGTTGGGTGACCGTGTCAACCATTTCGTCCCAGAGAGGCCTGTCCTCGCTCGATGACCTATCTCGGTTATACTCCGTGTAACACAGAACATCTAATAGACATCTATCAGAAATAATATGATCATGCGGTGACATCGCTGACTCGATAATTTCTTTCACATACGAAGTTGCAATCCAAAGTTGATCATAAATACCCGCCTCTTTATTAATCTTTATACCACGATCATTACCTTTTCTTGAAGGAGATCCCATAAAGAGAGATCCTTCCAAACATCTCTCCTTTTTCAACGCCTCAATTAACGTTGTCTTACCTGTGCACTGAGCACCTGAAATTGATATAATCATTTTTAAACAATTAATTTATTTCCAACACCATAAAGATACACAAAGTGTATCAAATTATCAACAAAAACAGAGATTATTTTCTCTGTTTGTCGTTTTGATATTGGCCGTTATATAAATCTTCCTCGTTTACATCCGTGCAATCATAGCAGTAAAATTGTGCGACCCGGGCGTTTTTCTCGATTGTAATTGGATGAAATACCTCCATGAACGTACCCATTGAATCGGTATGAAAACCGGCATCAAAAATTGATGAATAAATCCACGCACCACACCGGGCAACTGAACTTCTCTGTACTATCCGGCCCATTTTGTTTTTAGGTATGTTGCAGCCTTCAATGAAATCAATCATGTAATACCCCGGAGATAAATGCCAAACCTCGTTACCGTTTATATCAAGAAAAGATTGGATTTCTTCGTATGAGGGTAACATTGTTTTACCTTCACGGGGTATGAATCCCTGCCCTTTCACGACACTCACCTTTCTCAGTCTAATATCACACCCATGCTGGGTTAAATTTTCTTCCAAATGATTAACGATAATACCTTCATTGTGTAACTCTTTTCCGTTTAACATAATCCTTAATTTATTAAAATTCAACTATACAATTGTTTCATCATTCTGTTTCTCATACAGAAACTCTCTCGCTTTCGCATCCGCGAACGCATACAAAACGATATCCCGGCACAAATAATGATACGGTATTCGCCCTGATAAATCCGGACCTGCACTTTCATATGCATCCGGGCCCGGAACGATCACACCCTCACTCACTTTTCTTAAAAAATTATTACGTGCTTTCTCTATATTTATCGCGTACCTAAAAATCGAAAAGTCGACCGAATCGGGCATGACGAATCTCGTTGTCTCGACATTTGAACATCCCAGAAGATGAACATATTTTCCCTTATCTCTCGCATACTTCATCATCTTTCCTAATTCATCCCTGTATATATGCCATTGTCTTGCCTGCGCAAGACCCCCTATTGACAAAATAGGATAAAGAGATGAGTCACAGAGATCCTTCCAGTACTGAAAGCCCTGGTGCATTTTAAAAACGGGCGCCGGATAATATCCTGTTATTTCCTTGATCTCCTCCCTTAGGTAATTTTTAGGTGATAATAAATCATCATCCTTTCTAAAATATTCATTATCAAGTTCAAAACACATTTTAAACGGATACATTTTGAGAAACCGAAGAAACTTTTTCTTCATTTTCTCGCATTCATTCCAAAAATCAGGGTTGTTTTCACCCAGTTTCTTTTGTTTTTTGAATAGTGTGAAACCACCAGAATCTAACCATATCCGATCGCCTCCAACAACGGTTTGAATAAATTTAATATACCCGGCGGTCATATCGACGGTTGAAATCAGGTAATCGTTATCATGTGCAAGCAAAAGTTTTTCCAAGACTTTATCGGACCTACAACTACTCACCAGACCACCACCCAATCCCATCACAAGTCTTTTTTTAGGTTTTTCAAACATATCAATCAATACCGGCTATTAATTTATCAAGTTCATCTTTATTATCCTGCAAAGTTGTGATACCGATTTCTTTCATCGCATCCTTGTTACTTGATTTTTCAACAAGACGCTGAAGTCCCGCATAATTCCACGAGGAATACTCACCAACTTTATTATCGGCGACCAAAAAACCAACTTTTTCCTCGTCCGTTAAACCACTAACGACCAAAACATCAAACTCTTCAACGCCAAGTAGCTGCAACGCTTTGAATCTCGTGTTTCCCGCAAGTATCGTTCCTTCCTCATCAACAACAATAGGATTGATATATCCGTATTCTTGAATGCTTTTTGCAACAATTTTCGCAGATTTCGAATTTTTTCGAGGATTCAATGGGTGACAGTGTATGTCACCCACGCTCACCCATTTAATTTCCTTCTGTATTTTCTTTATTGCCGACATATTTTATTTTCTCCCGAGTTTATAAATCTGTATCGCTCTTAAAAACTCATCGCGGCTATTCATCTCATTTGTTAAAAACGCCCCCGAACAATAGTGGGTTGTCATCGTACTATTATCTTCTGCGCCCCGCATGCTCACGCACATATGTTCCGCCTCAATATAAACTGCGATGCCCAGTACCGTATCGCCGAATACGTTAACCAAATAATCATGAATCTGCCGGGTTAATTGCTCCTGTAACTGGGGCCGTTTGGCAAACCAGTGAACTATTCTGTTTAGTTTCGAAAGACCGATAACCTGACCATTTTCCTTGCCAATATACGCCAAACTACAGAACCCTGTGAACGGAAGTAAGTGGTGTGAACACAATGAGTTCACCTCTATCCCGTGTTCGATCACCATACCGGAATACCCTGAACTCGGGAACACCGCCAGTTTCGGGGGTGCTGAGTAAGCACCCGATGTGATCTCGTTAACGAACATCTTCGCCACCCTGTACGGTGTTTTTATCATGTTGGGGTCATTCTTCCAATCATACCCCAGGGCCTCCAAGAACTTACCGTACGCCTCGGTGGCCCTTGCCAACATCTCGTTTCTATCATCATCGGAAAGAACGACGTTCCCTCCTGCCATTATTTTTTTCATATTTCGTGTTTTATCTCGTTTTTAACTAAGCATCTCTTTTCGTTCCGAATATAATTACGTGAAGCCGATCCGTGTAGTTGTAACCCAAATCTATACACCTTTGAACCAACCACTTTCTTTTCACAGCCAACTTCTCCTCCGTGTCACCTTCCGGCATGAGATATACATTCAAAGGAATCGGGTGTAACCCTATCTCATCCATGTACTTTCTTATCTTATAAAGTTGTCCCCGAACTTCTGTTATATCATCCTCTCCTGATACAACGTATTTCAATTGATGTTGCAACGATTTCATAATCCAAGAAACGATAGCAGGTATGTTCTCACGGAGTGAACCGTGTTTTTCCGCCCAAAAACTCTCGCATGGAATCGAACTTGATAATTTCGGTGATATCGAAACCAAATTTAATCTAAAATTATCAAAGATTCGTTCCTCTGATGGTGGGATGGTTCCGTTTGTCTCCATCGTTATAAATAAGGCGCGTTGACGTGCTATCTTAACAAGTTCACTCACTAACTCGGCGTGCAACATAGGTTCACCCCCTGTGATGAGTAAATGGGATATTTGGGGATTACATCCGATGATGGCAAGCACATCATTCAACGAATACTTACCTTTTTCAGGTTCCCACGAACTGTAGGCTGTGTCACATATACTCCCCTTGAAGGCACATCTCAGGTTACACCCGGATGTTCTTATAAGAATATGGGGGACTCCTACCTTCATACCCTCTCCCTGTATACAGGTGTGCAAATCAATAATCGGTTGAATTTCTGAATAATCCATTTTTAACATAAATAAGCGTTATACAATTCTATAAACTCAGCGAGATCCAGTTCTGAGAATCTCCGTTCTTTCGCAATCTCTTTAATAAGGTCAAGTTGATTTTCATAAAGCTCATCCGCCATCTCACCATACCCGCTCACCCTTAAATCAATCACAGGTAATGAAAGTTCAAATGCCAGACTTTCATCAAACCCATAGTGATCAACGAGATCATTTAATTCCTTTTTCGTTATCATAATTTCACCTGTAGTTCAACCTTTGGGTTCACGAATTTAATCCCCCGAAAAAGTTTATGATAAATCTCAGTTTTTGCCAACGAAGGGCTAACTTCTATTTCTTCGGGATACATTTCCAAGTATCTATCATAATCATTTCGATCTGATTCGGCGTAACCAGTGTCCGTTTCATGAACTCTCACTGATTGCACAACCACGTTACCCTCGCCATTGTTAAATTCTGTTTTTTCTAATATCGATTCAAAGCAAGCGAAAAACATGGATGAAAGTAATTCGGCGGAGGGATTACAGGGTAAAATTATCCACCTATCATTCATAGCCTGTATGAAATTTTTATAAACCTCGTTATCTTTCGCCCATAATAAATGAGTGTGATCGAATAGATCAACTACCTCCTTAAAATTACTAAGAAGACCGAAATCAACGACCATCCCTGCGTTATCCAAACGATCCGAGGCCAAAAATAGCTCAACCTTATAGCTGTGGCCGTGAATTGAATGTGAACATCTGTCCGATGTGCAATTTCTCACAATATGACTTCCCTCAAACTTAAACAATTTTCTAATTATCATACTATCAATATTTTTAAATCAACACCATAAAGATACACAATGTTTATCAAATAAACAAATCTTCAACCAACAATTCTACGTCTATATAGCGTAATGGTATACTTTCCCCTTTCGGTGTTATGATGATTATTTTCTCCCAATTGGGATTGTTCTCCTTCACAACACACACTTCACCCTGATACTTCACCTTTCTCCCGGATTTAAACGCGTAAAATCTATCATATATTACCGGGCTATTCTTTAAAGGATCATATTTCAAACCCGGCATCCCGTACGGTTGAAGGAACACATCCTTCAACATGCGATGATATTCTTGACTATCCTTGAAAATACTACGTAATTGATATTGATGCGAGATTTTCATTATCTTAGCCTTTTTCTTCTCGCAAATATCATTGCACATTTTAATAAAACAAGGTTCCTCGTACACCAAGGCCCTGAATAAATATGAGAAATATTCCAACTCTAATTGTTCAAAATATTCCCTTACTGTTAATTTTCCGCTCTGAGGTATCATATATCGTTTTATCTAGGTTATTTAAATAAAAATTCAAAGGATCCTGCATATCAATCAGAACTCGTTGTAAATATTGCATTGTCATATTTCCGGGATCAACATCCTTATCCTTTATCCGACAAACTTTCACATTAAAAAATTTACTTAAATGAAGTGCGGTTTCCTTACTTTCCCTTAAAGCGTCCTCATCATACATTAGAATCACAGTTTTGACATTCGTTTTTCTTAGTTGATCCAACTGACCCGGGCTTATCTTCTTACCAAAGGTGAAACAACATGCAATTTCCTGGTTAAATCCCAGGTTAATCAGATAATCAACATTCACTTTATCAAACAAACCCTCGACCAATATCACGGTTTCTGTTTCCGGCCCGATAAAATTATACCCACCCAGAATATGAGAAAAACCATCCTGACTATTCATGTACCGTAGAACCATTTTACCAATACCTTCCTTAAACAACGTTCTATTATTATCATGCCACGTTTTATTGTATCGTGACCTCGCCAGCCACGCGACAACCCTATCTCCTTCCTTAATCTTGAAGATAATGTAATTATGCTTAGCTAACGTCTCCTCCAAAACTGATTTAGTGTATGATGGTTCAAATTCTTCATAGTGTTCCTTTAAAAAATGCCTGCTCTCCAGATACGGATCGTTGACCAAAGGTTTCAACCCAATGGGGAGTCTTGTGTTTGATTGAACATTCTCTTCAATATCATCCTCCTCTTTGATTAAAGGTGTTAATTTAGTATTTTTTTTCGACATTTGGTAATCATTTCTTATCAAATCTTTTCGGTCCATTTTGATAAGATAATTACGAATACTTGTTTTTGTTCCGCATTTAAAACAATGGAATACCGCTGAATGCCCATCGTCCGTGAAAATTAACGCATTCTTTCCATCTTTTCCGCAAAACGGACACGGTTCTTTTGAACTTAGCCAACCTTTTTGACCGAAGGGTTTGAGGTTTAACTCGGCGATTATCTCATCCTTATCAATAATCATCACATAACCCTCCCTTTCTGTTCGTTTGAATTAGATCTTATTCGTTTTCTCCCACCACCGTGTGTGTGTGTAATTTTTAAATCATAGAATTCCTCCAGGGTTCTCTTTCTATCATAGAACCGTCCGGCGTTATAATTCGTTGCCACTTTAAAAACAGGATCGATATTTTCATAATCACGGACCTTATCCTTGAAAATCCTACAAGTTTTATGTTTCACCTCCTCCAATGTTTGATTAATAGAAAATACCCAACTAAAAGGTTGAACAACAGTTCTATCACCTTCCGCGTAGCTTCGATCTATAACTTTTTCTTCGTCATTCCAAACTTCAAAAGGAACATCGCCCGTCTGAATCGCGGTTACACAAGACATACTGAATTCCTCACACATATTTTTCAATCTTTTTCCACACTCCTGAAACTTATATTTTGGTCGGGGGTCATTATCAAAACTCGGTATACCCGTTCTTATCAGGTTAAATGAATCTATGATTAAAATCCTAGGAAACTTACCCACTAATTTCTTATATTCGAGGCATATCGTCCTCACATCAAGAATGGTCGCATCACCAAATTTCTTGAAACTGTAAATTTTAATATCATTCGCATAGGATTCTATATCCTTCAATGTCTTATGTAAATCATCAAGCTCATCCTGGGTGAAATTATCCTCCTTCAAATCGGTATACGTCTTAAAGGTCCACATCTGGGAATATTTCATATGTATTTTCTCTTTCGCCTCCTCACATTGGATATGAAGAACGTCTGCCCCGGTAAGCGCGGATGTTAACCCCCTCCATCGTAACACTGTTGACTTTCCCACCCCGGATCTGGCCAACCATAACTCAGTGTCGCCCACATCAATTCCCCCGTATTTATCATCAAGTGCGTCTATTCCGAATGCAACAGGAGGTTGCTGTTCCGTTTTTTCGGCCCAATCTTTCCGGCATTTATCAAAATCACTAAACACCCCTAAAAACATCTCCGACTGAGCCCTTAATGAAAATTCCAAAATCCTCGTACTTTCCTCCTTACTTAACCTCATCGCCTCTTCTTTTTTTCCTTCGCCGTAGAGATCGACGATGGCCTTGTTAAGAAGGAGAAATTCACTGTCACGAATATAGCTTTCAAGTTGATTTAGAAGGACTTCATCATCAACAATTTGAGATTCCTTTATCTGATCAACCGCGAGTTGAACAGCTTCCGTGCCGCTATATTTTTGGGAGATAACCCCCAGCGAAGGTATTTTATCGTATTGGTGAAACTGCTCTTTCGCATCCTTCAAAATAAATTTATACCCCACTTCCTCTTTAGGAATAAATTTAAAATCAAGGTGCCTATCAACAATGAACATCATTTCCTTGCTTAGAAACATTTTCCGAAACAGTTCACCTAAAAAATTTGCGTTTATTTTTTCCATATCAATCCAAATCAACAAAATCAATCATTGCTTGTACGTTGTTTTCCCTCAAATCTTGTATCGCCATGAACGATGACATACATATATCATCATGTCCACAAACTGATTCAAGAGTCCCTTTCTTTGAGTTAAACGCGATTGAATTAAATTCACCAAACATCGTATCAACCAACTTTCGTGTGTTTTCATCTCCATAAGGCACCCTCAAACGTGCACTTTCAAAAAACGCTGATAGTGAGGGTAGACCTGATTTCAGATCCTTTTTATTCCCTTCAGTTGTGATAAATTCCTCGACATTAACCAACCCCCTCTCTTTCGCCATACCCGCAAGAATTCTTTGAAATCCATTCGATTCACACACGGATTTGTTCGGCTTATATCTCGCGTTAAATTCAATAAGTTTATTCACCTGAAGATCATGGCTCGCACCCTGCTCCCTGAATATATTTATAAGATATATCAATCCGTGTGCATCCATACCCCATACGGTGTATACTGTATAATCGGCACCCACATTACCCGATATCGCAAAATCACACCCCACGACAACCCTGACTAACTTTATGGGGTAACTTTCTATATCATTTGCGAAACTGATATGTTCCATCCCACGTATGGATCTTTTCAGAAATTCATACGGGAAAATCGTTGACGTATCTGCGATCGGCACAACCAGATATTCTCGGTTGAAAACCAACGTTCCAAGTGATTTTCGTTCCTCCGTTAACCTTTTAAACGTAAGACGATCAGGTGCTAACAATTGACCATTTGGGAAAACCGCTGGGTATTCAAATACCCTGAACCGGCCATCTTTTTTTAAATCCCCGTAAATATCAGTTGCTGAATAGGGGGTCCCAAGTACACATAAATAACCGAAAGGCTCGACGATCGGTGTGATTGATCCATAAAAGACTTCATGTAACTTCTCTCTTTGCTCTTGTGAATAAAGGGAACTTTCATCAGGTAAATCGTCACACACCACCGCCCCAACATGAAGACCACGAATCATTGAATCCTTCGATCTTAAATGTAGGATCGAGTCGGTTTCAGTTGTGATTGACGTTGCGGCTAACTTAGCTTTTCCGTTGCGATTCAATTTCTCCCGAAGAATATCATTTTGCTCTATCTCGGAAATAATCATCGCGATGTGTTTCTTGCCGAGTGTTTCATTATTCGTAATCATACACGTTTCCTTACGATTCTTATTGTCGATACTATCCCTAAGAAACGTGGTTGGTCGGTCATAAGAATATAACCTCCATAAAATGAATGCAAAACACCCCTCAAAAGACTTACCGCTACTTCTTGAAGCTAAAATGCAGTTATACAAATATAACTGGAATAGGTTACCCCATTCAAGGTTTCTCCATCCCTGTCGAAACGTTGGAAGACAAACAGTTTTAAAATAATTATAACTCTGCTTGCGCAACGAGAGATCCATGCTCTTCTCCACGTTAGCGAGATATTCTAGTTTTTCCATATCAAGAGTTCTATCCATGTGGGTAACGATACATGTTTGTTCTCTCATCACGGATAGAAGCCGATCCAGATCATTTTCATAACCTGAAAGTAACTCTTGGATCGCCTTCGGTGGTAAACTCGATATTATCTCCCTGACGTAGTTATCTATATAGCTTTCCTGTACGGGAGATAATAACATCATGATGGTATTTGAAATTTAAATTGTTCTCTGAAAGATTCCTCGACGTTTGATTGGGATACCGCACCTTCTCCTCTCAATTTTTTGATATACGTGATAAAAAGCTGTGCGTTCGATCTTGTATCATAAATCGCCCTGTGAGCTCCCACCAAGGCTATATCGTTATTACTACAACATGTCGCAAGCTTATAATCCTGCTGTTCAAGAGATGAGTAATAAGCTAGTTTCTGCGTGTCCTCAACCCATTTCACATATTTCCATACATCATCACCGTAATATTTGAATAATTCGATCGTGAAAGGGTGGTCAAACCCTGTGAAATTATGTCCACATACAATCGCTCCCTGACGCGGATTCTTATATTTCACATACAGATCTTTTATCTCCTTATAAATGATTTTCGGATCCTTTCCTTGTTCCTCCAACATATCCAGTGTGAGCCCGTTCACCTCTAACGCTTTAGGTGTGTAGACAAGACCATCTTTGTAATGAGGCTTAAATAACGATTGGTACTCTTCAATCACCTCCAACTTTTCCATATCAACGACAACGCATGCCACCTCGCATAACGCTATATCAATGAACGGTTGATGGTCTTTATCGGGTAATCCCCCGGTCTCATAATCTTGAACGATTACATATTTTACACTACTTTTCGCCATTTTCTTTCAATAAATTATACGTTTTTATTCTTGGATCTTTTTTTGAGATCACCTTTTCAATCTTATTTCCTCCCAAATACTTAGGTAGGCGACCCCTGTTGCAATACGCTTTCACATCGTGAATAGTGAATTCCTTCGCTACACCCGACCCTTCCGTGGAAACGGGGGTTTTCATTTTATTCTCATTTAACCAATCTCTCAATGTTGAAAGAGTAACTCCCTCCAAAACAAACTTATTATCCATTCTTTCTTCTTACTATTAAATCAAAATCATCATCACGGTCGTGTTCATCCGTATACGATAATACGGTGTTGTAAATTAACGGTCGACTCGTGACGTCTAAACTCCCTCCGTTCAACAATATGGCCGGATTCCCATTTTCATCCTCGGTTTTCTCCCACGAGAAAATCTCAGATACCTTGATACAGGTATAATTAAAATCTCTAAACAAAAGAGCCGTCCCTTTAGTTGACACCGAAACCCCACCCACTAATTTTTTAGTGGGTATGTTTAACGATAACCTCGTTAATTTCTCTTCGATATCCTTATCACTCACCATCTTGTACTTCTCAAAAACACGAGAAACTTCTTCTTTCCCACATTTTTTAAGAATCTCCAACAATAACGTGATTATTCTGATATCACCGTTGGATATCGGATTGATATATCGATCGCCGAACACTTCGCAATGGAGATCCGTCATATTCTTGATAACTTCCTCATTCATGATGTAAAAATACGATTTTAAATTCAATAAACAAAGTTTATTCCTTTTTTCTTTTCAAAAAAGCCTCGCGTGATCTGAAATCATGGGTGTAATGACAATCAATGCACCATAACTTGATATTATCCTCGTTCAATCTTTCCTCCGTGTGAGCACCCTTACCCTTCACATGTGCAAAAAATTGTACTCGAGGTTCTTCTCCCAGATAACAACCACAATGTTCACAATAATGAGGCCTCAATTTCCATATTTTAAGAAACAAATCCTTCTCACCCGTTGCCTTACGAGGTTTTCGTTTTATAGAGGTGGGATTCAACCGTCCGGGTGTGAATGATGATGATGCGCTCACGCGGCCTAATCTCTCCCTGTTACAATAACCGCATAACCCGTACTTCTTATTCACTATATAGGTCTCCCTCCCGCATTTATGACAAACACCTCTACTCTTTAGCATATATTTCGTTCCAATTACAGGTTGTGATTGATAATCCCTCACTAATCATTCCACCAAAAGTAATTTCAATCTGATTTAATATATACTCCTCCATGTTAACAACAATGTTTTTTATATTTACAATTCTTGCAAAACGGACTTGTCTCATCGTAAAGAACACCTCCGAAATCCAAACAATTCAAATACCCCCGTGATGTGTTCCAATACATTTTACGCTGTTTGTTTTTATAATCCTCCGACAGCTTCAACGAATAACTTTCTCTGAGAGGGTTTTTTATCGTTTTAGACTCCTTGTATTGTTGGAGGTAATATATTTGCTCCTCCGTCCTTTCATTATAGCGTAAATACATTTTTTCACTATAAATCCAATTCAATTCAATGTGACGTCGCGTTAGGAGACCCTCATAACACCAAAAAGCATATACAGAGTAATTCCATATGAAACTATCACCGCTACTGATGGGTATCATTCTTTGAAATTTTCCGAGCATCTTCAGATTCCGGGCTGTCCTGGGTAACCTGTATTCAGGTTGCATGTACTTTCTCTGATACAGGTACTCGAAAACCCGGATTATCTTATACACAGGGACCATTTCTATTTAAATTGTTTCAAACCCATCTCAACCACCTCCCGGGGAGCCTTGCTCACCACGAACGCTGAGATTTTCTCCCTCACAGTTTCACTTAATTCACGAACTTCTTTCCGTGCCGGTTCCAAGAACTTGGCACAGATCCCGTCTCTTTCATCGTTGTTCAATCTTTTCACTGCCATAATTAATGATGTTTGATGTTAATATTATCTTTAACATCATAAAGATACACAATGTTTATCTATTCTCCAACGATTTCCATGATTATTTTCACTGAAGGATCTTATTGAGTATACCCCGTTTTCTCCGCACATTAGGGTTGAGGTCCTCTTCTACCCTAATGTACAGATAATCAATATATTATGTTATATAGATATTCATATATCCATATTGATTACATACCTATCGGAAGGTATGAACACAATACATGATTCAGACAGACATAGATACAAATCTACTCCGCATGACATGGACGGGTCTCGGCCCAGAAAAATTGGATGTGCGTTGCCTGTTGACACGGGGTGGGTCAGAGCAGGTCTTTTATTTAACGTCCACGGTATCTCGCTGTCTCCCCAAGTTGTTTCGGATCATCAATCCCGGATGTGTGGGGGTGAATACACCCTTCAACATGATAAAGAACAGTGTAAAAATATAGAAAGTTTATCTAAAAAGCAAATCCTAAGGGAATTTTTCGTATATTTACATTGTGAATTTAAAATACGAACATCATGAGAGAGGAAAGATATAACACGTGGAAAGCGTACGTGACGGAAGATCAACCGGTAGAGGTCACGGCCCTGGAGCTTCAGTTCTGGGAGTTCAAGGAAAGAAGGGGTATTCAATCGGAAGAGTACCCGGATCATGAACCCGGGTACATGGTGGAAGATTTTACCGGGACCCGTCACCTGTTCATACCCGCGTTCTTTTTCGATAAACTGTTCGAATGTATAGACAGGTGGGGTCCGGCGGTGAGGTCATCCCTCTAATTCCATTCAACGTTCAATTGCCAGCTCTCATCCGTTTCCTTCTTCACACTCTCAAACCAATACAATTTATTCTCCATCGGTTTTGCCACATCCCTATAATCTTTCATCACATTATCGGTATCTATCTGCCTGCACACCCATATACCGATAGATCCATTGGGAGGTATCGCCCCTATATTAAGTTTATTCTCGGAATCAGTCGTTTGAAAATCTCCGACAAAAGGTTTTGAATAGATATCCGGGATTCTTTCCATGACAGGTCTCCCCTCCTTATCAACATTCATGGCAACGGGAGCGATCAGGAGAGTTCCTTGATTCAATTCACCCGCCGTTGTCATATACAATGTCACATCCGTCGCCTCCTGATCGGAATCGTTAACGAGGACGAGGGCCCGGTATTCAGTTTTAGCTTTCGATGCCCCGTACACGGAGATTTCACCGAATAAATTATCAAACTCATCATTTCTCACGGTTAACTCTGATATATAACCGCCGATCGATCCACTCGGTCTATTAGGTCCTTGACCCGAATTCAAACTCGTTGTATAACACAATTTCATTTTTCTTCTCTTAAATGGTCCAATACTTACGTAACGTATCCTGATCACTAACCGTGATCACTCCGTTATTGTTAACAACTTTTGCTAGAAGGAATTCGATATCCTGAACATACGCCGGAGGCCCGCTATTAACCGATTCAGTCAATAACTTCGATGCGTTATATCTATCATATGAATACAATCCCTCTTTCTGTTCGTCTGAGAAATTAGTACCAATGGGTAATGTACCGAGAACAACCATTTTCAGATTCTGCTCGGCAACCAAGCTATTATATGAATTAATAATCGCGGAAGTTCCATTCACGACATCAACAACTTCGTATATGCCGTTATTCAAAGGATCTGACCCGTCTTCTTTCTCAAACTTAATACTGATCGGCGCTTGACTCCCTTGCCCCCTTAGAACGTTTAAGAAATCAGTGTTTAGCCCGTTCAAATTTCCATTCACATCGACCGATACGTACCCATCCTCCCAGTGAACGATATCATACGCTAGAAAGACATAATAAGGTATCCCGTTATTGGGAACTTCTAGATATCGTATTTCGGGTACTGTGATTAACTGTTTGTTCTTCGTAACGATATACCCCGGGGCTATTTTAATCGTGCCGGGATTCGAATCAGCTGTCACTCTTAGCTCTGTCGAACTCGATCCCCTCGCTGATGATACTATCCCCCATGATTTCGTTATCCCCATCAACAGGGTCTTGCAGAAACCCAGTTCGGAGAGAAACTCCTGACTTTTTTGTAGCTCCTCCTTTGAAAGAAACGTTCTTCTGTTATAATTTAATTTACTCATATATTATTTCGTTTTTTAATCAACCAAAATTAAATTCCAACCCTTTGCAAGTACATCAGCTCTCTTTGAACCCCCTTCCCTCAGATAAATATCATCATTTGAATAATAATACTTACCGCCAGTTGTCGAGTTTAAATAATTCAGGAAGGCATTATAACTACCGGTATACTGGGTAACAATATAAGAATTCTCCGCGTGAATTTCCTTGTATGAAGGTGTCTCTGATGAAACCACCATATCAGTAACGGATGAACATCCTGCAAAATTCAAATATTCTATTTTTGTCGAGGAGAAAACTTCCACTCTCTCCAATTGTTTACAATTCTCGACAGACATCCATCTTAAATTAGCACAGTATTTTACCGTACCGCCACTAGATTTTTGAACCTCCGTTCGAATCGCGGTTGAACCACTAATATCAATCACTTCGAGCCCCTCCATGAAATATAACGGGAGTATCCCATCGTATGCATCCGAAGGCTTAAATTGTGTTAGGTTTCTCAAATACAATTCCTTCATTTTACTTGATTGCAGCATGGATGCGTAAACCCATGGCTCCAGTATATTCGTTGAATCAGATAAATCAAGATACTCAAGATTTGTACTAGTCAGAATAATCAGACGCGTTAATGATTTATTCTTACTCAAATCCAATTTAACAAGAGATGGCGTTACAACACCGAACTCTGTTATCGATGTGTTTGATGATAGCCAGACTTGAACCTTCGTGATCGCATCCCACCAACCCTCGTTATCGAAAACAAGATCCGGGTTATCATTCAGATTAACACTTATCAAATTTGAATTATTCGCTAAATCGATAAATTTCAACTGATTATTGCTCGCGTTAAAATCTTCTAGTTTATTACCCGCTGCCAACGCTTTTCCAAATGTTATCGAAGGTTGACCTGATGATTGATTTTTTCCCAGTTGATTATACGAGCAATTGAATTTTCTCACATAATCAATGGTAGATAGATCTAACGTAGTTAATTCGTTATGTGAACAGTTAACAAGTTCAAGTTTAGGAAAACGGAGCGCACCGACATTTTTATAGTAATTGATCAGCAATTGAACATCACTATCGGAAAAGTATCTATCAGTTATGATAACATCCTGCGCTCTTCCTTTAAACAACTTCCACCCTGATTGATATCCCCGGCCGAATGATATATGCTCGGTTCCGGTAAGTCCAAGTAATCCATCATACGATAACGCGTTTCCTCCGGGTGTTGTTGATGCCGTGTATTTAACACCGTCAACATATATCTCGGTTAGCCATGGGCCACCATTCCATTTAAACCTGAACATGACATGTTGCCATCGATTAGGAGTTAGCTGGATCGCTTGACAGGTTTGACGCCCCGATCTCGTATAAAGGTCGACCGTTAATTTATTTTGGAACGTATTTTGCCCCCATCCAATCGCCCATCCAAATTGTCCTGTATTTAACCCGAAAAACACACCACCACATAACCCCTGATAAGAAGTGACATCAGTTGGATAAATCATGAAACTACCCGAAACTTCTGACGTTACATTCGAACTCATTGTTAAAGGTAACTCAGCGTAAGTGCTTCCCATTTGGAGAGCGGATCTACCTTCTTCGTAACCTTCGACATAGCGCGGTTGCCCGACAATTGATGAAAATTCGAGTAAACTCTTATTCATTTTATTCATGTTTCCGTTAAGCAGATACGCTATGTGGATCGGGGTGGTCATTGAATTAACCACATCCTCGACATTCTCCGCCGTTGAACCACCCTCCGGCGTGAATGTTAGATTGGTGAGATTGTTATTATCGCAATTCAATGTCGTTAAATTCACCGTGTTCGTTAAATTCAATGTAGTCAGTAGGTTTTCACTGATATTTAATACCTGCAATGACTCACCTATTGCGTTTGGATCAAACGAGGTCAACAAGTTCTGATTCAGGTTCAAATTCACAATATTTTTACATCCCGTATAATTAAATGTGTGAATTTGATTGTTATATAGATAAACAAATTTCAACGCGTTATCCGTCGATATATTAACCGTCTCCAGAGCATTATTATACCCGTTTAAAGTTTCAAGTACGGGGTTGTTTGAAACATCCAGTGTTTCCATCAACGCATTATTCGTCGCGGTTGCCGTTTTTAAAACGGGGCAATCATGTAACTCGACAAATTTAAGTTGGGGTTTATTGCTGATGGTAAACTGGGTGAAGTTATTATAACTAGCATCGACATTAACGAGATTATTACTTGTCACAATACTTGCGGCCGAACTATCCGTCAATAAATTATGTGAACAGTTCAATCCCCGTACGCCGGGGTGGGAACTGAGGTTAAGTGATGTTAATTGATTATTATCAACATCAACATTCTTCAACTCAGTGTTATTCGTTAATGTTATCGATGTCAATTGATTGTTGGATAAACTCAAATTCGCAAGTTTCGTGCAATACGGGGCTGAGAACGTTGTTAACTTATTGTTATCCATCGACAGAGTGGCAAGGTTACTGTTTGTACTTAAATCGATCATAGTTGAAATCGATGTATTATCAGTCCTTAAACTCTGCAATTTACTATCATTCAAAACATTCACGTTCGTCAAAACCGGGTTATCGCCACAATCAGCCGTTAATAAACTACCACACCCGGATATATCAACAGAAGGTAATTTCGAATTGTCGGTCACTTTCGCAGTTGTCATCGCGGGACACTTACTCGCAGTCAACGTCGTTAGAAGACTCACCCCGGTGACTGTTAACGAGGTCATCGCGGGCATATCCGCTATCAACAGGGTAACGAGTTTCGGGTAACCCGCCCCCGTGAAATTACCCGTAGAAAGGTTGTTCTTTCCTATATTCAAATCGACTAGGATGTTCGATGATGGAACCGCGAACGCGGTTAGCTTATTGTTGTACGCCGTAATCGATTTCAAACTCGTTGCGTTACCTAGATTCAAAGATGTCAGTTGATTATTATCAATATTCATATTGATAAGAGCGACATTCGACGAAACGTTGAGAGAGGTTAGCTTGTTATCGTTCAAAAGTAAATTTTTTAACGATACGAGGTTACTCAAATCAAGCGACGAGAAGTTATTTCTTCCCAAATCCAAGTAATTCACATTCGGATTCGCAGTTAGAGATAGATTGGATAATTTGTTGTTCTTCAATGAAATCGATGTCACCTTTGTTAACGATGATATATCTATCTGGGTTAACAAATTATTGTCCATGTTAAGAACATCGATGTTCGGCATATTGGTAAAGCTCGCCGATATAATTTCGTTATCGGGTACGTTCAATGTCGTTATGTCCCCGTCATTGATCACGATAACGTGTTGGGCCTGATTATCAGTATACCGATGTGTTAGAACGTCGGTTGTCGTCACACCATCCCCCCAATCAACAACCAGCTTCCCATCATACTGGGTTCCCTCGAAAGAAAACGCACGTTTTGACGTGACAAAATTCATCAATGATTTTTTGAACACGACGTTCGCCACTATATTTTTACCCATCGAAACGAGATATTGATTCGAAACTGGTTTCATCTCCCCGTCTATCTCGACCGAATCTATCTGATAACCAACACTAGGCGTGATTCTGATAGTCGCGATATCCCCGGCCCTGTACGTCCCGGCACCCACAACAACGCCCCCGGCTGTTGGAACCCAGTTAACTGTGAGAACGAAGAACATAATATCAACACCTGTTAAATAAGTTGGTAGCAGAACGTTATTCTTGTAACTTAAAAGGTATTGCTCCGTGAAGTTCTTAATATATGATTCCTCTCTCCCGGAATTATTATAAAAGTAGGTGGCAATCGGTAGTATCGAACTCAAGTATCCCCGCTCGATCGATAATTGTAGCGGTTTTACCTTGATATCTCGTATTAGAAGCTCTTTATCACCACTCTGATATGTTTGTGTTATAACCGGTGTGAAGTATCGCATATCCTTGTGGGATAACAAGGGTGTCCCGTTTAGGAAGTTAAGTCTCACATTCGGGTTCGGATATTCATCCGCTCTTAATATAACCGCACGGAACCAATATTCAACACCGATCTGATTTATCACCCGTGGTGTATCCTTGTCGTAAAATGAATTCTGAGGCTGCCCGGTCTGGGCGTTGGAAAAATCCAAGGGTGAGAGATTTTTATCGTAACCCTTCACACCGAAATTCAAATGATCGGGTGAGGTTACCTCACCGGAAATGGCGATGACCCTGAAATAAATCTCATAGGGTATGGAAGGCGAGATCTTCAACAATTTTTCTTTATCAACAGGTGCTTCAATACCGTTCGTCCCCACGGATGTTGCCAACCTCAACCATTCATAGAGTCCGTGTTGAAAAACATCAACTGAACCAACGACAGGATACTTCGATATATCCTTAATCGATTCAGTGTATTCATACGCTTTCATCGCGTTAACAATCTGCTCCGTTCCGATCCACATGGGCGAGGAGAAATCACAACACCAACCCAGATCCTGTCTCACCAAGTTAAAAAACATGAATTCCTCTTCCGGGTTATAATTAATCAGTCTCAAAAATTCTCCATTCACCGTCCCTTCCGTGTCTATAATATTACGAGTTCCCCTTTTTCGAAATTCATCTATGTAATGCGAGAAGAGATAATTTCTCTGTAATTGGGTTTCTTCCCCGGAAAGCGCCAACCCCCTCCCTTCCAGAAATAGATTGAACAGAATGTTGTTTCCCGGTATATCCTCAAATTGTCGTGCCATGTAAACGATCAGGGCGAAAAAATGGGTTATCGATAACCAATAATCGATGAAATCCTTGCTATTCTCCGTGTAATCTCTTTGCACGTATTTAGGAAGTATCCCCAATTCATATAATTTTTCGAGCACGTTAAACGCCCAGCCCAGAACATTGATATCATTAACATCGAAAAATTGCTTGAAATCTGTTTTCGAATATATCGTATCATCACCTTGACGAACCTCACCTTCAAGCTGAACCCAGTTAAAGTAGAGTTCTCCGTTCTGCCCTTCGTGTTCATATGTATATTCGAATAAAAATGATTCCTTTTCTTTGATCGGAACGTTCTGTAAGTTCGCGGCCGTCAGATTTTGCCAATCACTCCAATTCGTCCCTATATCCTTTGAATAACGGAACTTCTTCTGATAATACATATCGGCTGTTTCTCCGGATGTATTATCTATGAAACCGTATAACAAAACTAAACCCAAAACGGGTACATCGGTGCTGATATGAAGCACATCGCCATTCTCCGTTGTTTTATTCTCAATGATCATAAATACCTTCGTTTATTCCGTAAAGATAAAAAAAATAATCCTTTAAACAAAGGATTATTCATCTTGTGTATCTATCTTGTTAATAAACAGAATTAACCTGTTTTCGTTACGATAAACTTTTGGGTGACTCCCTGAAATGTAAATTCAAAGACTATATCGCCTTTCGGGAAAACATTATTATTAACCGGTAAATACGCCCCACTACCATCGAGATTATTCTTGATCTCTTTCATCGACCCGGTTATATTGTACGGTAATGTAATTCCACTGACGGTCACAGTTGCCTTGAGTGAGTACCCACCCAGCGACCCCTTAACGCCAACATCAGGAGACATCGACCGGCTAAAATACAAACCATTTATTGCACTCGTTGTGATTTTATTCGTTTCCGACGCCGCGGTCATATTGGGCTTGATATTATCTTCCGTGGTACCCGTTCCACCCGTACAAACGAAAGGTTTCGTTGATCCCCATGAATCGATAGAAGGTGATTTCGATGTACTCGGCAGCATATTACCCTTATACACTCGGTATAAAAGGTTTAATTCCGTGGGTGTGAGTGCTCGTGGAAAATAAGCGTATTCTTGGAGATAACCTTGCCACCAATCTAAAGGAGGTACTGTCGTGTGGAACGCCCGGCCCAACCAGATATTACCATCCCATGTATAATCCCGACCGTCATATCGAACCGGACCACCTAAAGGGTATTGATCCGGCGTCATCAGCCCGTATTTCTCACCGTTCAGATAAAATTCAATGGTGTTAGATGATACATCGAGGATCATTATCAAATGATTCCACCCGTTCACGATCCAATTATCAACATCCGCTTTACACACTTGATTTGATGAACCGTTATAAATTTGGAACCTCATCGGCGTGGATGACGGGTCTCCGTTCGCGACATCCAAACCGAGAGCGTATCCCAGGCCGGAAGTTCCCGGGCCGTCCAAAACACCACCCATGATACCATCATACGTGGTACTTGACGAGCCCATACTGAACGCACAGATTGATATGGTGAACGCATTCGTACCCTTCACCACCGCCGGTAATCGAATGGCCGCACCCCCACCGATTAAATCAAGACAAGGTGCTCCGTTGAAACCGGCGGTATAATATTCTATGTTCCCTATCGTTGCACCGGGATCATTACCGTTCCCGGAATAATCGGTTATATCTCCTCCCAGAGGTAAATAGGTGGAAGGTTTCAGGTTAAGTATCGTGTTAATACCGGCGACCGGCCATAACTTCACACCCTCGAACCACGCTTCTTTCAAGTTCTTACCTTCAAAGGCCCCCGCCTTCAGATCACCCAGTGTTCCCAGTGTTATTCCCATAATCCTATCCGAAAACTAAATATAAAACTCCACTTACCTGTGTTGCCGGTAACGCATCAACCGGCTGAATATCCGTGACCTTCTTGGTTGAAGTCGATTTCACAAAATTCTGAGAATTAACCCACGCCTGCGTTGCGTAACCATTTAATGCAGAACTAGTAATAAATCCACTATCATTAGTTAATCTACTAATATTATCATTAGCTTTTACATAAGAACTGGCTGCTGTACCTCCTAATTGAGTTGAATTTGTTGCTGTTGCTGCATTACCAGTAATAGAAACTCCTAAAGTAGTAGAACATTGAGTAATTGTTCCTGCATTCATGTATACTGGAACTGTAGCAGAACCTACTGTTGCAGAACATGCTGTTGGTGCTCCAGAACTTAAATATATAGGTTTAGCTGATCCTCCTATTGTAGTAGAGCCTAATTTAGATGCTGTAGTAGCAGTTGTTGCATTTCCTGAAATACTAATACCCCAAGTCCCACTAGCACCTGCTCCTGTTTTAAGTGGATATTGAGAATTAGACCATATTTGAGTTGCTACTAAGTTATCATTCATATATAAATTACCCCAATATCCATCAGCATAAGAAGTACTAGAACCAGCTCTCCATACCCATGAAGCAGGAGCATAAGTACAACCAGAAGGAACTCTATAATTAACTAGTATTTGATTAAAAGCAGAAGTTGCAGCAGTATTACCTATACAAATTTCATTTCCTGTAGTTCTAATAGTAGAATAACCCCTGGTAGTATTATACAATGCTAAAGAAGCAAACTGTCCATTAGCCCAACTTTGTGTTGCATATCCATCTAAAGAACTAGATGTTAAATATGTAGCTCCTTTAGTAACAGTTAATGTATGACCACTAGCTGATATTGCAGTTACAGCATTACCAGAACCACTATTAGATATAGAGATACTTGGTATAGATGGTATTTGATCTGTAGTAGCTATTTGTTTACCAAATAATTTACCTATTCCTACTTTATTTGTAAAAGAAGTTACCTCTAATTCTAGAGCATTTACTCCAGACATTCCCACTTTAAAAATAGTACCAGTATCTAAGAGTGCTATATCAAGTAATCTCTCTGATAATGTTGTGGTATTTATGGTTGCACCAGATCTTCTGGCTAATAATAAAGGAGTTTGACCATTATCATTAGGTATTTGAATACTTAATGCTCCAGCACCTCCATCCCAATTATTACCAGCACCTCCAACTACATCAACTACAATATTATTTCTTCTACTACTCATAGTCAGAGCACCTGTTAATGTTCCTCCAGACAAAGGTAAATATCCAGAAACAGTAGGTATATCTGTAATTAAAGCTAATCTAGTACTGCTAGAAGTTGTACCAACTCTAGCATATCCATCATTATCTATAAATAAATATTTGTTAGAATTATAATTATATATATAAGCACCTAGACTATCCCTGAATCCTATTGCAGCTGAAGCAGTTCCCTTTCTAAGAACTCTCATAAAAGTTTCAGATCCATTAGTGTCATTATTATTAATTACAAAAGTTGTGCTTCCAACTGTATTTATAGTTAAATTGCCTGATAATGTCCCACCTGTTAATGGAAGATAATTAGAACTAACATAAGGCTCTGTAGCTATTGCAGTCCAAGGATTCCATTCTGTGGAAGCATAAGATTTAGTAGTTCTAAATCTTAATGTGCCTATAACACCTGCAACATTTGTTTGATCACACCAAATTTGAGTGCACCAATGACCTTGTCTAGAATTAAATTGAAGTACAGAACCATAAGATGTAGGTTTATTGTTTACTTCATTTATAACAGATAAAACTTTTATAGAACCCTTAGCATCTTTATAGGCCCATCCAGTATCAGTCCATTCATTATCATCAAATGTAAGCCAACCACTTGTTCTAATATTTCCTTTAGAATATATTCCATTAGTAGGTATATTAGGAGCACTATTAGCATAACCATCTGAAACACATAAACTTCCTACATAAACAGGACAAGCTGCATTTTGGGAAGTATAAAATCCAATACCTCTATGACTAGAATCTCCACTTTGGCCATCTATGAATGCATCATTAGGACCAATAAGTATTTTATAAGTATGAACATTAGCAAAATATCCATCTTTAAAAGACCAACTTAAAGTACCACAATATCCTGTTCCACCACCACTTAAAGAAACTGAAGTATTAGGTAATATTCCACTTGGTCCTGCTTTAATATAAGAAAAACTACTACCATTACTATCTAATAGTGTTGGATAATTACTAGCATCTAAAGCATATCTAACTGGATTAGGTAAATTACTTTTATCCCAGATAATGTATTCAGTTGAACCTTTAGTATGAATAAGATCAGTGTTGCCACTCCTAATTTTAGTGGTTCCTGCTGCTCTTCCCAAATTAACTATTTCTGATGTTTGAGACCAAAGTATTGCACTTCCATCAGGTCCATCTATTGACCATTTATAGGGAACTTTTAGTGAGTTTGCATAAAATTTATATTGTGCTGTCTGGTGATTAATATCTCCTATACCTATATAAGCATATCCAATACTGGCATCATCAACTGAATTAAATCCTCCAAATACAAAACTTGAAGTCCTATCACTATTAGCTCTAAATGTAAGACTTCTGCTCCATACACTTCCTGCTGGTGAACTTATATTTGACAACAAACTTCCACTACTTGTAACTTTAAAAGGGCCCACATTAAATTTATCTGCTTGGAAGGTATTATTGCCAGTAAATACATTATTACCAGATAATGTGGCTGGATCTGGAAGATTATAAGCATCATAGATTCTATAAGAAGTACCTGTAAGGGAACCTTCATCTTTTCTATAATGCAATAAATCTGACTGAGAAGTTAGAAAAAATATTTTTGAATTTAATCTATATCCTCCAATATTTACATACTTATCTCCACTTTGATAAGAAATTAAAGAGTTTCCATCAATACTTAATATATTGCCATAACTAGTAAAGTTAATAGCACCAGTCATTGTACCACCGGCAAGGGGGAGGTAATTGGTTAGTTTATTATTGAAATCATCACTTAACGTTTTTAGCGCGTCCGTGACAGCTTTCTGGGACATGACCTTATCCGTCGCCGCACCCGATACTTGAAGAACTGATGCTTTGTCAAACTTCAAATTAAGGGCATCCGTCGTTGCCTTCTGAGACATCGGATCGATTGTTGATTCCCCAGTTCCTTGCTGACTCACCAACCGATTGACGATATCACTATAATTATGTTTATGTGCCGGTGTGAGCGGAGTGAGTGGTGAGGGATCTCCCGGAACGATTGATCCATTTGATAGAGCCTGTAACCATGAATACTGCCCTGGCAACATAACCCCGGCCAATTGATCTGTCGCACCCTGAATCGTTGTCTCCTTTCCGGCAGAGCTGTGAATTGTCACTTCCGTCTCTGAATATGACGTAGTTAGATCAACTGTAATATCTATCTTTCCCAGAGATTCCCAGGACTGGGTGACCTCATCCCAGACGATCTTCTCAGAATCTTCGAATGTCTTTCCGCTATACGGATCCGTTACCGTTCCCCCGGCGGGTGAAGTGATGATAACGTACATATCACCCGATTCCAACGTTGATGGATTGGGAAAATCCGCGCTCACCCGGATTACCCCCTTGAAATCAAGAGGATTACCCACAGCACTTTTAACGAAATCCTTTACGGTTATCTTGTAATTGACGTTGTTCGAATTAATCAACATGTAATCACCATCATCCGCTAGTTGCCGGGGTGGTAATGTAACCAGCCACCCGTCGACATACGCTCGAACCCATTTATGGGTAGCAATTTCCGACCATGCTGACCCATCATAAGCGCGAAATACAAACGGAACAACCGTGTTATCCAACCATATTAGGTTGGTATTGCGGGGAGCGGAACTCCCTATATATATGGCCGCGACCTGTCCTAAATTTCTAATCATTCACCGTTTGAATTAATTGTCCATCTAACTTATCTATCTTGTATTGATCGGGGTTATTCGATTCAACGATCAAATCACCGTTTCCATCAACATAAAACGTATCCTCGACCCCTCCCTTAACTCTCATCACCAAATCACCGATACCGATCTTCTCGCCCTCCATTGTCCTGTCAAACTGAGATATGAAAAAGAATAAAAATTCTCCCGGCCCATCCTTGTCATAATAGGTTAATATCTCAATATAAGGTCTGTATATATTGAAGACGGTCGATGTATTCAGTTTCTTAGTCTCCGGCATAATCACTGGGATAAAATATCGGTGACAGTACTCCGTTTGAATCAAATATTGGATCACCTTTTAAATCTCTCATCACAAACCCCCTGATACGAGGAAGCTCATTTATGGGAACAAGCTCGTCGGCAGAAGGATAAAATGTTGAATCTTGGACATACTTAACACCCTCCGTATCCTTCACTATACCTAATAAATCATCCCACTCTACCTTCGATCCCGGTACCCAGTATCTAAAATCGAGATACTTTGTCATCGCGATTTGAATATTCCGACGTACATCATCAGGATCATAGTTATCTGCTATCTCAACCCTGAAATCAACACCCCGGCTTCCACCCACACTATACCATTTCACATTCGTAAGAACTATCTCAACTGTATCGCCATATTTATTTCTATCACTTAGCGGGAAATATGGTGCAGCTTGTTCTAGTAAATTTGCCAACTCAGTATCGGTAAACTCAACGCCATTCTGAGTCGAAAGTGCTAATTGTAATTTCGCATTCTCATTTACACCGAAATTAAAAAACATCAGCACTCTATCGTCTATATTTTGGAAAACTTGTGTGAAATATTCCCTTGTACCGATTGATAATATATTCAAATTATTTCTAATCCGAATCCTGAATGTTTCATCATCTTCTGAATCTCTCCCTCCCACCGCGTAATATTCGTTTGAACACGCCTTATGACCGACAGGTTCGGGAACTACATTCGTAATCGTATTAGGGGCTACATTCGTCTGAGATCCTGTTCCAGCGCTCCTCACTTTCACATACGTATAGCCGTTATCACCCACTGTTGCATCAAACTCGGTCATAAAACGAACACCGTTTATATTCACGAATTCCGTTTTACCGGCTTCGTAAAAAGTTCCCTGTTCGGCGATAACCTTAACATAGGTTGAAGATCCCAGCGCACCCTTTCGCGGACTAACACCGAATAGCTGGGCCGCGACATCGAGATCACTCCCGGAAGCTGTATCCGGGAATATACGTGCCGCCACGATCGCGACGTCCTTTAAACACTTCTGCCCGACTTTCGCAACACCGAAAGCCGTGGCATTCACAACCGAGTTATCGCTGATATCCGACACTTTATCAGTTTTATTCAGGAACAACTCGATGAACAAACTTTTCAGAAGGGATATTGTATGTTTAACGCCTATTATCATACGTTTATATTTGTAATAAAACTATCACTGTTAACCGTTCTTATCTTTATCTTCATGATTATGTAATCATCTTCACGAGTTAAAGATAATAAATTTACTTCTATAAACCGATCGTCTTTCGCGAACATCGTCGATAAATTTCTGAATAGCGTGGGGTACTGTATCGCTGAAACATTGGTTCCCACGAATTCATTCGATATACCATCTTCTGGAAATTCAGGAATATCTCCCTTGAGAGTATTCATTATCGTGTCTATAGTTTGATTTATCGCATCCTTGTATTCAACTATCGCTAAATCATTATCCTTGAAATAAAAACGCTTATCGATATCTTTTCCGAGAATTCTTTCGCCCACCAAACTATCAACGACGGTCTGTATCCCAAAATTAGCCGTGCTACTTAAACTGATCTTAAATATCGGCCCGCCATTTCTAGGAGAATATTTCTCCTCTATAATGAAATTATCAATCGCTATATTTTCCCAGTCATTCTGCGGATCATTACTACCCACACTTGATGCGACTTGTTCAAAATTTTCGAAATCCGCTAACGCTCTTTCAAGGTAAAATTTCCCGTCATACCTTCCCACTCTCGAACTTCTCATCCATTTACTGGTATTGTTGATCGTGAGTAATTGACCCCAAGTATCCTCGAACGTATCTAAAAGATCCCACATATCAGTGGTCTTCATCTGCCCTGAAAAATTATAAAACGCGGCATCTATCTTTTCCGCTCTAAAAAGAAGATCGTCAAGTACCTTGAAACTATTGGCCGGCAGATTTCCACCTTCATAATACGATAAAATGGATGGATATCCTTGATTGATAAAATCAACGACATCCTGAAAAAATTGAGCTATATCAATTCTCGTTATATTGTAATATTTTTCCGCACTCGTTGTTTCCATCACGGTAAAGTATCAGTTGCCCACTTTTGAATTAATGAACCCAATTGATTCGAAAGAACATTAACACCTTTTTGAATGATCCCTGTTTGCAGTGAATTCTTCAATGAACCCTCATAGGCTTTCTTTGATAGCACCAGACTCAAAGGCGCTATGGCTGTTAATGTCAAATTATAATTCCATAACGTATTTGAATTATCCGTGTCAGTATTTAACGTCAACCCGTTACTAGGAACTGTGACAAGGTAACTCTCACCTAAAGCCATGTTATAAAAGTACAGCCGGAAGGGTAACCCCTGATCATCTATCCCGTTTGATTTCGCTATAATCGCACGTAGCAAATTCATAGCTCCGAAGCCACTCTTCACTCCAACATCAAAATTGGGGTAATTAACTATCAAACTTTTCGATTTCGCCTGATACAAGTCATAAACACCCCTCGACGTGGAATATGCAACCGCACTTCCTGTAGGACCTTTCGTTGAAAGTATCAATTTGAAAAACCTTCCAAAATTACCCTTTATAGTAATCTGTTGCGGTACGAATGCTGTGCTGCTTAACACCGTAATCCCAGTGTTCGATTGCTTTATATTCGTTCTTTTAGGTTCTGTTTTTTGAATTGATGTGGGTAAAACCGGGAATGAAAAGTAATCTATCGTCCTCCCCGATCCATCCGTTAATTCGAGTGCCACCATGTAATATTCAAAGTCATGAGGTGATAAGCTGCTCAAAGCCGCCTGTCCTATTGACCTAACAAGGTTCGTATACTGTCTATTAACTGAATCTATTGACATGATTTCACTCTATTTTACAGTTAAAATTACACAAAATATTTCAATCCGTAAAGGATATCTCAGAATTTAATTTGCTTAAATCAGGTGCCTGCACGCCTGCGACCGCGTTAACACCAGCCGTGAATGCAGTCCCACCACCACCCGATGGGCTTCCTTGTGCCGCCGGTGTGACTGCCGCTGAGCCAGTTGACCACGCCTGTTTCAACGTATCTATATTCGAATTTATCTTCTCCAAAATACCCTTTAACGTATCGCCTAAAGGAATCGGTTCGCCACCACCCTTAACTTTCATTTTTAACGTGGGATCAAGCGTTATATTTTCCTTATCGATAAAAATTTTTGACATATCGCCACTTTCAGGATCAACGACTTCAATATTAATATCCGTCGATGATGTGACCTTCGTTGATGTGGGTGTTAACAATACGGTCGTCGTTTTCTCATTTTCAACATCCATCACGGTCGCCTCAATCTGCTTGAAAGATTTCACGGAAACATTCCCATTCACAACTTCCATTTTATCACCGTTCGTGTTGAGTTCAATCCCGGACCCCTCGTCACCGTTAACAACAACTTTCAATTTCCGAGGACCTATTCCATCAACATTCACAAGTAAGGTTTGGTCGTTAAGTGATGCTTGTATTAGAAATGATCCGTTATCATCCTGAAAGATTTTTCGATAATTACCCTCCTTGAATGTCACACCACTATTCGTACTTGGAATTGTCGCTATCACTAACGGCTTTTCACCGAATTCAGGTTTAACCAAAATAATCGGGGTACCTAGCTCGTTCTCTGACTCAGGGATTTTTAAGTATTGATAAACCTGTTCGGTGACCAAGCAATTATGTATAACCGCGTTATTTCGATCTATCATGACTGAAACTCTGAGATTTTTATCACAGGTATCAATAAAATCATCTCTTTCAACGCCGGCGGGTAATATCACGTACCCGATCTCAATCGAATACCCTCCGTTAAGAACAGGAATTCCTGTCACTCCTTTATTAAATTTCATTGCCATGTTATAAATATCTTCTTTTTAGCATGTACTCAAAAACATCCTCGTTTATATTGAAATCAGATTTTATCATTGATGACGAATTAAACGCGTTTCCCGTTCTCCGATTCTCCAATATCGATTTACGTAATTCTTCAGTGTTCACAATATTAAAATACGAATATCGAACAGGAACTGTTTTGTTTTGATCGATCACTGTCGTCCTTGCCCTTTCAAATCCCAAACCAACTGTGTTTGTTCGCGGATTCCGGGCCATCCTCACTTCACCAGTATCAACACCCTTAATCAAATCCCATCTCATACCTCTTTCGACCTGAATCGTTGTTACCCTGTCAATATTTGAACCTATCGTGAGGCTATTATCAACACCGGTAACGTAATACAATTCATCCGTTGCGTCAAGTCTGATAAATGTCCCGACCTTTATCCTTCTGTCACCATTAATCTGAATGGTTCCCTTTCTTGTGAAGGGTAAATACACGAATGATTCGATCAAAAACAGAAGATCATTTAATATCGCCTGTGATATGAAATCAATATCGCCTATCTGCTCCTGCCCTTTTAACGCCCCCGTGTACAAATAGATGTCTGATATTTGAAGACGTTTATTCCCGAACACTTCCGCCATCTGCGGTAAGAAAACAACCGGGATGTTTGCGGCCGTTGTTTTACCCTCCTCGCCGGTCGATGTGTCTGATGGTGTTACCTGATACCACGCGTATGATGTTGTATCATACCCAAGAGTTAGATTTAACAAATCCTTGTTTTCTATTGTGATATAGTTCGCCGAATCATTTATAACGCTTCTAATTGACTCGCCTGTAAAAGGTGGCTGTCTGACGGTAAAATTAAACATATCAATCCATGTATCACCGAATATTTCAACGAATGGTGGTTGACATATCCTGTTAAATAATTCAAGAAGGGTTCCGTCCGCACCACCCAGATCCCCGGATAAAACACGGTCATTGATGTGTTCATCGAAAAAGAACTTTATGATTGACCAAACCCCCTTTAGATTTCGATTTTCATCATCTATTCCCTCAACCTTGTTCAATTTACTCAATCGCTCCCCATAACTACTAAAAACATTGCTTGATATTATCCCAAGATTTGATAATCTATTCACGACAAATCCCAGGTATTCTTTTATGCTTTTTAGACTGTAATTAAGAAAATATTGTTCAAATTGACCCGTTAGGATATTTCTCTTAAACACCCCGGAATTCTCATCACCCATCCACATGAAACGATTATCGCTTGCTGACATAAATCGATACGAATAAAAGTAAGACCCATCTTCCGACAAAAGTTTCATGAAATCACGTCCCTTGATTGAGATCGATTTATCAGTGTATGAGAAATTCGTCGTTACATCAACGGAATCAACTAACCCCATCATATCCCAAACACGATACCATGACGGGTTCTCATCTGGATCGGCAATCGGGTTGGCGAGGGTGCTTAATTTCAGTACCTGACCGCTTTCATATCCAACATCATCCTTCTCAACTTGTAGCCTTTCAAATCTTATAAAAACAAGATCATTATACTGTATATATTTCTCAAAATAATCAGCGATTAATTCATCCCGATTCCCCGTGAAATTAAACGTATTAACTGAACCTTTCTGATTAACCGCAGTCGGGTATTCAACATCAAACTCCAAGCTTTTAGCGGGGTTCAGTGTTATCGAAAACGCTCCCATTGCCATGTTCTTCGATGTGTTACATGCGGCAACGAGAGGTGATACATCTATCAATTCATCCAATACTTTACTATAAATCCACACACGGACGTTTAAATTCACAACCTGCGCGTCAATCGATACTCTGTCGATGTGCGATATAAGCGATTCAAGTTTATAATAGCCGTCACTACTTTGCAGTATTTTCTGATATTCATTAAAATACGCGTTGAAATTATCCTGTTTCAGATATTGATTCTTCCCGTAAATCAATTGTTTTTCAACCATCGTTTTATTCAAAGGAACTCGTACGAAAATCCCCGCTTTTATCATGGTAGGATCAGCGCCGCTCATCCACTTCAACTGTTCCTCTGGAGTGTAAGTTTTTACGATTTTCTGTCGATTTGTTAAATTCGATGACCCCGTGAAATCAAGAAAATCTTTCACTGTTAAGGGTGCTCCACCCGTTAAACCGTTATCATCATTGAATTTTGATACAAAAGCACTAACTTCTATATCCTCTCCTATCGTTACAACCATGCTTTTCATCTTCCAAATAAACTAAGGATTGAACCTATTAATGATGTAGGATCCAACATCGCCGAAGCACGAGCGGCTGCCGATAATCTTTCACCCACCCCTCTGTTTTCATCCTTCATCAGAGACATTAAATCGTTTATCTGTTTTGCCCTACGCTCCGGATCATCGTATAAAAAGTTAAGTAACTCATTCATTTTACCCACTATTGCATCTTTTAATGAGTCAATACCTCTCGTGATCTGCTCCTGTGTTGTTGTTAGTTCTCGTGCACGAGAATCTGAACTCGGACCTCCCCCGGTTTTTATTTTACTGATTGCCTCGTCTAAGTTACCCGATGTATATGCTCTGTAAAGTGCTTCAGTATCAGCATGAGATAATCCTGTTAATCCTTTAAGCAAATATTTCGTGCTCACTTCATTACCACCAGATAGACTAGACGCTTGTGATAGATATTGGCTTAAAAATTGTGTGTTATTTAATGGATTCTCAGCCATCATTGCAAGATCCCATGTATTTGCATTCGGGTTAACCATTGCCGCTGCCCTGTATGCAAGCCCCCTTGCTAACGGATTCTGATTACTTCCGATATTCTGCAATCCGCCAACAATCCTATTTAACTGAGCACCCTGAATACCGCTTTGAGTTAAACCGCCGATAACCCCTGCAATGGCATTTTGATTAAAATCACCCCTTGAACTTAATACACTCTGTGCCGCACTTTGATACGCACCCAAAATTTCAGGTAATAACGCTAAATTTCCAAAACCATTCCTTGTAATTCGCGCAAGTGCGTTGATGGCGCCGGTCGCTGTTCCTCCTTGACCAAATCTACCCAAAGATAGCATTTGATCATATTGTCCATTATCAATCGCGAGCGCTCTTTGTTGTGCGAAATTAGAAAGTGCCTGCCGGGGTGAATAAAGTCTCCCGGTCGCTCTTTCATATGCAATCATGCGGGATGTTAATTCCCCCGATTTCAAACCCAATGCAATTGACTTTTCATCCCATTGAGTTACCATATCTCTTGCACGATCAAGCGATGTATCATGCATGACTGCCAAATCTCTTGCACCAATCGCTTGATCGGAATATCTATTCCAACCCCACATGCCGGCCCCAATAATCGCCCCCGCAGTCAACCCTGCGGGTCCAAATCTTGAAATCATTCTGCCTATACCACCGCCAGCACCCGCGGCGGTAAGGGCCCCCGTTGTAAATAAATTACCCCAAATACCGCCTCCGCCTGACTCGCCAAGCGCAAATTGATCTTTTAATATATTAGCGGCCTCCTGTCTCCGTATTATATCCTGTGCGTCACCAGTTCTTTTTCCTTCAAGTCTCGCAATCCATTTAGCGGCATCATCTTTCGATGTAATTCCAAGCCGTCTTACAAGCTCTTCCGCTGAATTTTTGGCGTCATTCTTCGTGTTATCCGCTATCTCACGGAGTAACTTAATAAGTAAGGCGTCTCCCTGGCGATCCGCCTGTATAGACCTCAATCCACTACGATACTGTTCTCTACTCAAATACCCCTGATCATATCGTGATCTTAGTTGAAATGCACGCTGGGTTTGATCGATCTTACTTTGCCGCTCAAATTGCCTGATTTTTTCGTTGATATTCGAACTAATATCACCACCGGAACCCAGAGCACCTGATGCCATTTCCGAGTAAAGTTCCCGCGCCCTTTTACTGGGTGACATATCACTTTCAAGTATCTCGCGGAGACCTCTTACCTGCGCGGTATAGTAAGCCCTGTTCGCCTCGAGCCCTTTGAGGTTCGATTTATATTCCCTCGCAGAAATTGCACCGCCCTTAAATTCAGCCTCTAATTCTTGTCTCCTTAAAGCGTTCGCTTTTTGATTTCTTGTTTCAAGTAAACGAATCTGTTCCGATATATGTCGGTTAACATCACGTAAATCCTTCGCTTGTTCACGGGCGTTTTTAGCGAATTTATCGTATAATTCAGCAGCACTCTGTCTCAGTTCTTTTACCCTTGAATCATCGACCTGAATTTTAACCCTGGCATTATTGTCCATTTTGTGCCTCCTGCATCTTTTGTAAAAACTCTCGTGCTTCTGCTGCACGATCCTCGGGTGTTCGATCTATCTTCCTTGATTTCAGAAAATCGCATTCATTTGGTTTATACTCATCGGTATCCTGAATCTCATTAAACAATCGATCTTCCTCCCATTCTAACCGCATATTTAAAAAAGAAGATTCCCTATGTTGTTGCGACATGAAGGGAATCTTATGTTTTTCTCTATACCACCTGTCGATCGGAAATTTGAGATTCCATTTTACCATGAACTCTCTAAACTCATTCGACATGGCCGTTAAATTTTCATCAACTTCTCAATTTCATCTACGAGGGGTTTCACATCCCGGTTAAAGGCCTCCTTGATCACCGCGAAATCTTTCAAACCCAAATCTCTGATTTCACACTTCAAATCTTCCATGAATTTAGGACACAACACCCTCAATGTCGCCTCGATATCAATGATATCTAACGCATTCATCGCACTGTTTGTTGCTGACGTAACCAAACTCGCGTACATCCCGTTGGATAACATCTGTTTGTAAACTTCAATATCCCGGTACTGTCCGACTGTGGGTAGATTGATCTCGTACTCGTTCTGAACAGTCGATGTCTTAACTTTAAATAAAATTTTTTCCTTCATATCTGATTTTTATTAACTCATTGTCATGGGAGTCTTGTATCGACCTGAAATATCCGTTGTTGCAATACCACCTGTTGCGACACTCCATGACATATTTTCCATGACGCAATCGCGTGCCCTCATGATGGTGTTTCCCGTTGTGTCCGTTTCTGTAACAAGACGGTTTGTCTCATCAACACCCGTTGCCTGTTTACGATACACAACAATAGAGAAAGTTAACGACATCAATGAGATGGTATTGATAACTTCGTCAACGGATCCGTATCTATTCAACATTTTCTTAAACCAAGGAGTATCAAATCCTATAAAGAAATAGTTGCTACTGAAACTACAATCAACAGCAGTCGGTACAAATTCATTGACCAATAAGTCACCGAGACCCCTAACCGGAGTTAAGGTGGTCTGTTCGGTGAACTGAACCTGTTGCATTTGACCAACAAGTTCATTATCTATATAAACTGCGGCTTGAGGTGCCCCGAAAGATTTAATCGAATCCATTTATTTAGTTTTTAAATACAAATCCGGTGAAGAATATCTTATTAATCTCATTATTAATGACAATACCGTACGTTACCCAGTAATAATCATCTTTCTTCGTCACGGTTACGTTACGATAAGAAAGAATCAGATTATCGGTATTCGAATTGGCGGTTCTTGTTAAGAGATAATTCTCCGTCCAATTTTTCAAAATACCCACACTTAATGTGTTCGCATTTACACCGTTCTCGGCACCCAGCAAATCGATCTCACTGTTCACAATCAATTCTTTATTGATCTGATCAACGATTCTCATGAATTGAATTGAGAATGATTCCCCGTTTCCTGTGAACAACACTTGATTATCCTGCAATGTGTTTATACCCTGAAGTACAACAAATTTCTGAAGACTTTCGTTATAAACAGTGACGAGCACACCCGCATCAAGAGCTTTTTTCTTATCTGTTTCAGTTAATTGATGTTTTAGTTTTGAAACCCCTATACTCTTATTTGTAACAGGGATTTGAGGCGCCTTACCTGCCGTACGACCGATAATGCTGCACAGATTATACATCACACCCCACCAACGGTATCCAATTCCCAGTGCGGTGGAAGGCATACCCACGCCGCCATGAACGACACAAACATGAGATGAATTGAATCCCGGTTCATTTCCGCTACCCGCAGCTGCTTTCAGAGAAACGTCAAAATCTCCCTGATCTTCTCCCACGCCGATAAATACTTGTTTTTTAAATTTCGCCACGTTATTAACATGAGCGATTAGCGCCTTGTTCATCGCGTTGTTATAGTTTTGTGTACCATATTGATCGGTGAAAACAAAACTTTCATCCAAATTCACGATAGCAGAGAGAACATTATCAAAATATTCACTATTATACGTTTCACTACCGCCTGTTGCCGCACTGTATTTTGTAAGTACCGTTATATCCTGCTTGTTGATCTCCCCGGTACCTGTCGGTGCCGATGAACTATCCAACATAAACAATTGATTGAACGCTGAACTTGATCTGGCCCAACTGATCAATTCATTCATGTTATTAAATTCAGGTGATTCAATAATCAATCGAGGTGCCGCTGATGCCGCGGGAACTTCATTAAACGGTACGCCATCGGGTGCCAATCCCGTAAATGTTCCTCTCCAAATTTGAAAAACATACTTCGAAGGGTCAAGTGTTCCCGAAACAATTGAAAACGCGTACCCCGTCGTAAGTTCGTCGGTTGCAGCTTCTCCCGCGGAATTTAAACCGTTTGCATTGAGACCCTCATCTAATGTGATTATCTTAAATACCCCACCATTAGATCCGCCCCCGGTCGCGGTAAATGTCATTGTTGCTGGTGTTGTTGAGGCTGCTCTCACGAACATAAGCTCGGAGATACCAACAGCCGCGGGGTTACTAGCATCCGGAAAAAAGAGTGCGTTTGCCAGTTGCCAGTACCATCCACCTTTAACAAAGGACCTAAAATCTTCAATATTATCGAACCTATAGATGGCATTTTTCCCGTTGGCATTTTTCCCGTTAATTCCCGCTCCGCCACCCCATTTTGCACCAAGCACACCGGTATCAATTATCAAGCACTTACCATAGTCAAGTGCACGGGGATCATTTTGCTCCCCTGCGGCGATCGTTGCGTAAGCGCCCGGCAAAGTGATTTTTTTATTATTAAAATATACTGATATTGCCATTGTATACTATTTTAAATCTAATCTTCGTGTCATAAAGATAAAAACTTTTTAGCAGTTACGGAAATTAAAACCGTTTTTTAATAGAAAATTTTTCCACTCATCGATCGTTCTACCGGGTGATTCGGGTAACATACTGTATAATGTCATCCTCGTTATGCCTGAGATGTGAAAATGATTACACATCTGAGATAAAGTGTACAATCTTTGATTCTCTTGTTGGGGTGCCATGCCTTCATGAACTACATTTCCCGTTCTTTTCTTCGCCATACTGTTTTCTCAACTAATAAATTCTGATCTTCCTCGCTTAGCACCGGATCATCGTTCTCTTGTAATATCGCCTTGCGAGTTTTTTCTTCTTGCTTCTCTTCTCGTATCCGTGTGCGTGTTTCAATTTTCGCCTCAAAACGTATACTGTCAAGATACATCTTTCTCTCTATCGATGGAATGAAATTTGATCTCTGAAGATCTAATCCCACCGTTCTTATAAATGTAGGGTAAGGGTTTAATTCCGAATTAACCAACATCTCCCTAAGTGAAAAACTCACTTTTTCATAGTCGCGTGCGAATGTATTATACGCACCCACCAATAAGCCGTACAAAGTATCAGAGATTGTCAGTGTCTCCTTGTAGTTTAAACCCACGCACATCAAATCATAATTAAAACGCTTCGAATCTCTGAAAACTTGCATCTGAGCCCCACCTGATAAGGAAATTACCTCGCTATCAGTTGCTCCGATTATATTTGTATCACCATCCACCCGGGACGGTTCACGAAGCACGATCACAGGCAAAATGGTGGTATCTTTCGGAAATTCAAGTTCAACGGTTAACATGTTTCTCGATGATTCTCTTCGAAGAAAAATCTCTTTTGCCATTAAATAAAATTCCTCAACATCACCATCTCTTTCGCCTAAATGGATGAACTGATATAACCACGAATCTTCTTCGTTATCAAATTTATCAAAATCTTGCTTCACCCATTCTAAAAGTGCTTGCACTATACCCTTTAAGTTATATATCGGACTTATCATAACCCAAAAAAATTATCAATCGCCATCGCGACTGTCGTTTGTATATTCATATTTGAAAGAGCTTGGCCCATAAAATCATGTCTCTCAAAACCCTTATTCCACCATGATAGAGGATCACTCTTATCACTAACACGACGGAAAACATAATACCCGCCTCTTTTCTCCTTGTTCGTCGACGATATATCTTTCCGAATCAAACCCGCATAAACCGATACCTTGTGCTTATATTCTTCGACGCGCTTATTCATCCTCTCTATGGTAGCTCTTTGATTCGTGCCATTAAAAGGTATCGGAAGATCCGTCTGACGTAAAGGTATCGTCGATTGTTTTGCCATCCTCTCTATCTGTTTAGGTAAAATTCCCGCGAACGCACCCGATTCTGCCAACGCCTCACTTGATGCATATCTGAATGGAATCGTCATATACCAACCACCGCCCTTTTTCATTTTCTTTTTAGGAGATTGGCTGAATCCGATCTTCTCATCAAAAGGTTCATGACCAACCTCCAACATTAAAGGTACCGGGTTTCCTTTTGAGTAATTTAATGTGAAAATGGCTTCGGTTGATGATATCCTATCGAATGACATTGCTCTTAAATAATCAACTCTCGTTGATCTAAGATTCTTATTCACAACATTCGTCCATTCTTCTGAATACCTTTGAACCAATCTATCAAGAACAAATGATGATAACGCGGACATTCTATCGGCTGTAAGTGCAAGTGATGCACCTACCTCGCTTAAATCAATATACACTGGGAGTGGTATCATAACTCACCACCTTTTATGGTTTGATTCGATTCATTCACAACAAAATTCGCTCTTCTCGCGATTGCTTGCACGGGGAGGTCTATCTTTTGTAAATTCCCGTTTTCATCCGTTTTATTGCTCGCTCTAATTTCATGAGGTAAATCAATAACGTTATACTGCACATAATGCTTATAATACACGGAAACAATATCACCCTCTTTTAATCCTGCATTAGCGTTGAAGAATAGGGTATATTCATTATTCTCGGGATCGGTGTAATAGGAGTCGGGTGTTAGATTTTGAAGTTGGCCATTCCCATCTATCACGCTTAATTGAAATAATTTAAAGGGTTGGAATGTTAACCATACAAATAACATCCCATTGAAAGCTCGAACAACACGGTTCTCAGAAAATATCCCAAACTTTTCTTTAAATGTTAATTTATCAAAAAAACTGAAGTTCAACCCCTCATCATACGTTGAAACCGCAATGGTACCAGCATTATCCATCGTCCACTCTCGGTATTTCGTATTAACATTAACACCTGTAATTAAACATATTACCTCGGTTGGATCAATATAATAATAACCAGTTCCCCCACAATAAGGACACGATGGATTCGGGTGGCCCGCATCCATTCCACAAGGACACGCAACAGCCCGTTCCTGATATATCCTATACCCTTTTTGAGTAATTGCCGCATCAAACGCACCCTTATCAAATTCAGGTGACGGATATCCCGTCGTATTAGGCGACTGCTGTAACGTGTAATTTTTGCTCATAATACCTCAAATTGTAGCCCCTTGTAAATACCCTCGATCCGTTTCACTGTTTCGGTAATTTCTTTCCCATAATTGATTAACCTCGCGTTATACCCCGCTGATGTTGCGGATGCCGTTGTTGAAATTGATTGACTCAAACCATCAATCGAAAGACTCTGACTCGCAACACCCGCAGTTCCGAGAATCAAATCACCCGCTATATTTAGCGGCCCGAAAGTTGCAAGTTTACCGATAATCCCGATTAAATCCCACGGTAAATTATCAAGATCAAATCCCGTTATGTACTGATAGTTCCAGTAATCGGGTATGTTACGAAATCTTTGAATTCCAAGTTGTGTCACAATACCCGTTAAAATAATATCCTGATTCGCCGCCATTCCACCTGACCCCGTCGGAACTATACTTATACGTCTTCCCCCAATTTGATCGGGATCCTTCGCATATGATAACCATTCAACGGGATATCTTACTTGTTCAATCGTTTTTAAAAGACCAATCAATGCAAGAGGTCTTTGAACTATATACTTCGTATTGATTATCGGGAATTGCTGGCTATAACTGTCCCAGTAATAAGAAGATGATTCGGTTATCAACTGTTTGATAATTTTCACGGAGAACCAATTTTCAACCGTTTTCTGAGCTTCCCTCACATAATATGTATAGGCTTCATCAGAGAATTTAGTGCCATTCGTCGCATTAATCTCAATACCATACAGATACAGGGTTATCACCTCCGCCGGTGAAAATAATAACCCCGTATTCTTCTTATATTTTATAGACAGTGTGAGTTTCATTACTTCACGGACATAAGTAATTCAATGATATCATCCTTCGTTCTGAATTTTCCGTCAACCATCAATTGATCCTCGCTAATTCCAAGTTGTTTAGCCATATCAATTAACTCATCTTTTTTCTTCTCTTTCAACCGTTTTAGAATTTCATTGTCTTCTGTCTCGGTATCGGCCTCAGTTTTCCCGGGTTTAGTATCGGACTCCTCTTTTTCAACTTCGGCTGATTTATTAAGAATTTCACCCAGCAACGTTGGATCGATGTGTTTTTTTAATTTCTCACAAATTCCTTTCCATAAAACAAGCTCCTCGTTAAGTTTCTGGATCTTTAAATTCAGGCCCATAATTTCATTCTTCAAAAAGCCCGTTTCTGCCTTGTATCCCGCCACTCGTTTTGAGAGTTCATTTTCAAGCATCAGTTCTGATTTTGTTTTATTTGACGGAACGCCCCCTTCAATATAAATGGGTAGGCCTGATGATATAGCTTTCTCACCTAACTCGTCGGTTACATCGGCAATGCCATTAACAAATTCGATATCTTCATCAAAGATTCTAATCGTTTGATTTCTATACACTTGAGATTCTATCTTCATACTTTAAAAATTTATCGTTAACATAGATTCAGCTATAAAGGTAAAAAAAAACTTCCCATTATCAAAATAAAAGGGAGTGATTTTAATCGCCCCCCTTATAACTACCAATATTTAGCAACGAGATTATGCTTTCGGTCTCCCGATGTTGCAAATTCTCACGAATTTACCGGGAGCGTATAATACCGGCGTACCGTAGTTCAAAATGGAGAAACGTCTACTTGGAGAAGTGATCGCGTATTCCATTTTCATAGTATCGGCTAATTGCAAGTATTGGATCAAAGAATCATCCATCTTAAATACCAATGCCGAATGAGTGCCTGCGATAGAGCGGTTTCTATCACGAACCGCACCAGCAGCGGCTCCATCATACCCAGAAGCTAACGCTGCTGCAGGGATTTGGAAAATCGGATAATAGTTCGCCGTGTTCGGATTTGCCGGGTTCGCCTCCGTACGATAAATCACAAATGCTTGTGTCGGGTACGTTGAATTGATCGCGGCGGTAAATTTCAAATCTACCGAATCAGTTGCAGTCACAGCTTGAGCCGCATCGTTCAATTTCGTTAACGCACTCTCACCGTAGCGGTTTTTAGCTGCAACGGCGTATAAATACGTGCCCGCATGATTCGTGAATTTCGTTTTTGAATCAGCTGCAACAATTGAAACAGCGGCTGATACGTCTTTAACAGGTGCTGCCGGTGCCTTATCGTTTGTTGCCGGTGAATTAAATAAACGAGCCGGTTTGCTATCAAAGAACGGATCCGCCATGAAATCAATGTCACCGAACTGGGTTGCAACACTGGTAACCTGCAAACCTGCTCTCGCGTTCATCATGCTGCCTGACACTCCGTTAACATTCAGAACCTTGTTGGCGGTATGGTCGTTCACGTAATCAGTGAACACGATCGGGTTGGCGATGATCTTGTCAGCGAAACCGTAACGTAGGTTAACGATTGTGTTAGTGGCTTCTTGCATCAAGAAATCGTTCAAGATACCACCGTCAGCGTCAACCACGGCCGGGTCAGCGTAATAAGTGTCAAGAACACCCTCGGATGTTTTACCCGCCATACCTCCGTAGATATCCATGATACCCTCAACGTGTTGTCGCCAGATTCCTGAGAATTCTTCCTCGATGCAGCTACTGTCGAAATTGGTCAATGCGGTGTTCAAGGATTGTAACAACAACAACGTTTTGTTACGAACTTCGAGTTCAAACATTGAATCACCCTCTGCTGCAATCCGCACCAACGTTGCGGGATGTGTAACCTGACCGCTCACACCCAAGAATTTCGTGATGATCGGTTTGCGTCTGTATTGTGAATCAGTGAATTGAGGAGTTTCTCCCTCAAGATTAGCAATACCGATATTGTTACCGTATTTCACCAACTGATTGTATTGATGTACGGTATTATAAATTTTTTTCTTTCCGATGTTTTTCCAGAATACCAACTGTTTTTCAGTATATTCCAACACCTTGATAACGCCATCCAAAGACTCCACTTTCAAGCCACCTCCGTTATTCAGAGTGTTGGCATATTGCATACCAGTCATAAGACCGGCTTCCATCGCCTTCAGAATATCCGCAGTTAAGAACTCTCCGCGATCGATCCCCGGAGCAACTTCATTTAAACCAATTTGTTCTAACATATTTTATTTATTTATTCTGATTCAATTTAATTACTCAACAACTTCAATACCTTGTTTACCCAGGTAATCGATGGTCGATTGGGATATCATCGCGCTACCTGTTGAATAAGACATGATATCGTTCGCAAGTGATTTTTTCAAATCACCGTCCTGCGCCTTCTCAAAGCATTCAGTCATGATCCGTTTCAAAGGTTCACGGTGTATTGATTTTGAAAGAACTTTCTTTCCATCATCGGTTGTTTTAACACCAAATGATTTTTCCAGTACCGCACCCTTATCAACAGAGCGGAATGGCATTGGTTGGTCTCTTAAAACCGAAATCTCATCCTTTATTGATTTCATAATGGATTTCATTTCCCCAAGAGATTCCGAAAGATCAGAAAGGAATTCCTTTTGTGATTTATAGAAGTCCGCCTGTAATGCTTTCTCCATTTCATCGTCTTCGTCTTCTCTTTTTTTCTTTTTCTCCAACTTATCCTTTTCTTCCGCCTCTCCGGCTCTTTTTCCTTCTTCGTAATCGCGACGTTCATGTTCGCCCGATTTTTTCTCATCATAGGCGATTTCCTCTTTTTCAGTGTACTTTGATTTACTTAAAGTGGAAATCTCTCCGTTATCAATACTCTTCAAGATGTAGTCGTGTTCAAAATCCGCATCCATCAAAGCACTCACGACGGAGTCGCCACAATATTGATCCAAAGAAAGACCCCTCTTTTGCAATTCCTGCACTATCTCATTCGTAATCGGTTTCATTTCTTAAATATTTAGTTTCTAATTCTTACATTGTGCGATAAAAATAAATAATTAATTTGACAAACGAAAATTTTTCTCAATCTTTTTGACAAAATCACGGTAAACTTTCTCTGAAATTAGGCCAGATTTAAAACTTTTCGTTATTTTTTCGATTGTTTTCACCTTGTACTGGGGTTTTTTCTTGACCTTGATTCTAAACTTGGTATCCAACATTAATAGATTTCCCCGTTCATCTTCCCACTCCAAGATCACCTTGTCACCTTCGTCAAAATCTTTATCACTTTCAAATTCGTAATCGATGAAATCAGCAGATTGACGTCCCTTGATAATGTCAAAAAATGAATTCGTATTCACCGGCTGAAAAGTTAGCGCAACGTTTGTGATCAACGCCTTACTTACTTTTCGGGGATTTGTCTTATCTCTTTCGATGACCTTCCCTTCTATCGACATTCCGGGTTTGCGGGTTGACCCCGATTCAGCCATCTGAATGCACTTATCCCAGAACGCTCTCGCTTCCGGTGATTTTTTCCACAACTTCCCTTTAACAAAAAATTTATTATCTTTCACCCATGCGTCGAGAGGTTCCCCTATCCAGAAACGCGATTTATTCTCCTTCGATCGTGATGTTAGGTGATCTAAATTTAACAGCCCGCTTTTCAAAAACCTGTCCAATATAAACCCATTGGGATTCATGGATTCACCCTCATCATCCTCGCTACTATCACTTGCAACACCCTCGAAAACCATGTTATCATACCGTGAATCATCATCAGTACCAGTCGATTTTTCTTTCGACCCCTTTGCCTTCTCTATATCTATAGGAACCCAGAAATTAAATTTATCTTCCATTATCAATTTCGATTTACTTATTATCACACGGTATGCTGACTAAATCTCGCATATACCTGTGTATTCTTATCCATATTAAATCCGTACGTTTTGCTGTACGAAAGATTAGTTTCCTCATTCATCTCCGTGAAAGTATATGTTTAAATTTTCAAACCCTCTTTTTTTATATGTAAAAGTTTGCATGTAGATAGAATTATACGACTAACCTTTCCGTTTTTCTTGTTTTTTAGCGTTTCTCTCATCGAGTTTTTCCTTCACCCTTCTCTTGAATTCATCGTCGAATTCATCACTCTCTAATAAACGATTTAACGCATCACTTATCTCATCAGCCTCTTCCTTCGCGGATACATTCCTACTCTCCAATTCTTGCCGGGCGATCTGTTTCACCTCATCGGATTGCCCCAGTTTCTTGATCGCAGATTCAAGTTGTTGATCGGTGGCATTTGCGGCGTATTCCTCGAGAACTGCTCTTTTATCTTGAACCTTATTTTCAGAGCGTGACGTTTGATTCTTTCCCTGTTCATCTTGTTTTGTTGAAGACGAACCCTTTCCTTTGGGTCGCCAGCCCTTAGTCGTTCTAACGTATACCTTTCCGCCCCAAGTTCTTTCCTCTCCAATCATCGCAGCCCTCGCTTTCTCCAAAGGTTCATCGGGGATAACGATATCAACACTGTAAAACTTGGACCCCGATAATCCCATATCCAACACGTTACCAACTGATTCATTCCATTCCTGATGGGTACCCTCCCTTTTTTCAGCTTTAATAAATTCAATCTTACCTTCCTTATCCTTCGCGAGAACCCTATACGGTGCTGAATTTTTATCTTTCCTTAAATACAATTCACATTGACCGTTCTTTAATATAAGTTCCCAGATTTTATCTTCAAGTGAAATATTTCCCTCAATCATAGGGATGACCCATGTTTGAGTATCGGAAGAAAATAACGAGATTAAATTTTTGGCATTAGTATTTTTCCCGCTATTTCTAAGACGAATCGCTGCGACTTCACGAACGCTGAAATTTCCTTTAGGTGATGTGAATGATGTATTGCCCTCTCCGTGATCTTTTTGATATATTAATTTGAATTCCGGGTCATTCTTCATTCTCGTTTCAACTTGTGCATTTCTTTCCCTGAATTCTGTTTCAACAATACGATTCACGGATTCATCGGTAAGAATCCACCCCCGAGGGGTTTTCATATAGTTTCTACCTCCCCAAGTTCTGATTTCACCCATATAAGCCGCTCTTTTGGATTTTTCCATCATACTTGAAATTTCAAATGCGGGGTTCCCCGTGGAACCCCTTTTATCTTAATGTAACTGTAATCTATATTTGCTTTGTTTCAACGTGGCGAGGAAATCGTCGATCCAAGAAATCTCTCCGTTATAATCAGGGTCTCCATCAAGTATCGCTCTTAACTCTTCCGTTCTTTCAAATAGAAGGTCAACCAATTCGATTGGATCATTCACATCAATCTGTTCACCAACAATCTCACCATCACCGAATCTTCCAAACTCTGACTGACCTGCTTCCGCGAATTTATCCTCGAAATCAGAAACTTCATACGAGAGTTCATCCAGATAAGCATGTTTTGAATTATCCTCCTCGCTCCAATGAATGTTCTTGATCCTCGTTTTCACGCCTTCGATAAAATTGAGATAATCTCTGAACAATGATTTATCCCCGGGATCTGATTTCTCTAATTCAGAAATATCGATTCCCGTCATTCGAAGTTTCCCTTCTGCCTTAATCTCTTCAACCATTGATTTGAAAAGTTCCGCGTGCTCAGAATCATCAAAACTAACGGTGACAGAAAAACCTGACTTCTCAACACGATCATCTTTTGTTTCACCATCCAATGATTCTCTCGCTATCACCCCGGCCTGTTCAACACCCATTCCTTTCTCAACATCTTTTTCACGCCAACTTTCAGGCAATTCGCTTTCAAGACCCAATTCCTTCGCTCTTTTCTTAATCCAAGACTTCACCTCATTTTTAGGCGTTGAAGATGCACCAACTAATCTGATGGCATCTTTGAGGTCTTGACTGTTTCTTATAGGGTACTTTCCATCGGGCATCGCTTCCCCTTCTTTTGCAAGTTTACCCCTCTCCTTCTCGGAGAAATATGTTTTATTCTTCGCCTTCTCAACCGCTTCCTTGAAAAACGAAGGAGTGATCTTTCCTTCCTTCAACGCTTTCGCGAGTATCTCAATCGTTTCAGGTCCCTTTGATTCTTTCTCTTCCATGCCGGTAAGTTTTTTAATATTATCTTTCATATTGAAAATAAAATCATATTTATCTAAATCTTTAAGTTCAATCCACTCAACCCCGTCATGTTCAGTGCTATCGACCATCACCGAAGGTTGCTTATCATCAGTGAACGCCCTGTAATAGTTTATTGAACTATCACGATCCTGATAAAAACCGATAGGCGAAGGCTGAAAATTCAATTTTAACCCCGTCTCTTCCTTCAATTCGCGTTCAGCTGCATCACGGTGACTCTCACCGTAATCAACATGACCTCCCGGGATACACCATTCACCCCCTTCATCGGACTTACCTTCCTGTATTCTATGTAAAATTAGAAGTCGGCCATCGCCATCAAAAACAAGAACATCCGAGTATTCAACAGGACCTTCCTTGCCTTTTTGAATCAACTTATTAAATGTGTCCATTGAAATACTTCCTGATTTGAAAAGTTTTTTCGATTCAAAATATCTGTCAACGTTCTCACATTCTTCCATAATCGATTCATCCTTTCTTAATTGATCCATCTCTTTCTCAATTTTCATTTTCGATTTGATCAGATCATGTACATTCTGTTTATGATAAATCATAAACTCGTTGAACTTTGATAGTCGCTTTTCCTGTTCAATAATATCACCCGAGATACTCAAATCTTCAACAATTGACTTATTCAATCTGAATGAATCCGCGAGTTCTTCTCCTTGTATCGAAATAACGTCCAAGCTTTTTAATAGTTCAATGTAACGGGCTACCTTCGCCTCGTCACTTTCATTCCGTTGTCCCAGTATTTTTTTTAACCAACCCATACTATAAATTGTTATACGCTATGATTTCATTAAATAAATCTAGCTTCATGTTATCGTAAAATAATTCGATGTTTCTTTTAACCCTATCCTCGGAAAAACCGTCGGATGCGTATAATTCACCGAGCATTATGTCAGCTATATCTTCTTTCGATATGGAATTAAATTCGCTCAAGGGTTTCCCCTTCCAATTATAATTATACAGTTTACTTTTTCTATCGTTTATTCTTTGACGAACTATGGTCTTCACCTTCGCGTTCACGGCGTTCTCGTTATTTAGATGGTTCTCCTTTCTTATTCTGAGAACTTCTTCGAACATGGTGAATTTTGCAAGATCAAATAACGCGTTTGTTGTCGTTTTCACTTGTTCTATTGTACATTCTTTCGTTGCACCCTCCCGGATTTCTTTCAAGATCGAAAGCATATTATCGTTTATCTCCGTTTGCTTTTTCATGTAATCACTCGCCGTACCTTTCGCAAGAATCATATCCGTCAACTTATCATTCTTTTTTTCCAATCTCGCCCAATTCTGGGTAGTTTTCCTGAATACGTTGAGGAATATAATGATCATAATCGCACTCATGACCACCGTGATCCCATTATCCGCTATAAGTTTTACCAAGGTACTCGTCTCTTCCATTATTGATTGCAATTATGACAAATTTTTATACGTAAAAATAAGATTTTAATTCCGTATATACAATTTTAAGTATAAAAAACTTTGTCACCAACAATAATTTTGACCTTTGCACCCGGCGCTGTTTTTCTTTTATAATCAATCGGTTGCTTGAATGACCTCGTTTCCTTGTCCCAAACATCACCTTTCATGTATCGTCGTGCCAAACAACGGCAGTTGCCGCTGACACATACATTATCGTTTCTTCTAACAACCAATGTATGGTTCTTCTCAAGTTCAACATCATAAATAAAACCTTTATAAGGTTTTATTTCTTTTTTCATAACTTTCCCGTACCTGTATTTTGAATTCAGTTCAGCGACATTCCATTGGTCATATCTGGCAAGATAATCTTTCTTCTGTTTTTTACAATGATAGATCGATTTCCCTCTATTTTTAAACGAAGGACATTTCCCCACTTTTAATAAAAGTTCACCCAAGTCATCCTTCAATTTCACCGATGATGTTGAGTATATCCTTTGAGGCTTGCACTGATACCCATCATACAAAACACCACGATGAACCGTACCATCACCTAGAAGAAACGCATCAAGAAATATTTTAATGTATTTAGGTGATAATTCTTTTATGAAATCGGGTACGTATTTTTCATGCGCGTGACCGAATGATCGAATTATATGTATCAAATCCTTGTCATTCTCCTTGTTTAAGTTAAATTCAATCCTTTCTTTTGTTACGATAACATTTTTGAATAATGCCCTGCAACATTTAATTATTTTCTCTTTCGCTTCGGATTTTTTTTGGCTTATATTAACTCTTCTCCTCGGTATCGTACGATTCTTATCACCCCACTCTGTGAAAGAGCCTTCCGACAAATAATAACCTAAAAATTCACAAAACAAATTGGTGTCATATTTTTTATTATCAATGACTATAAAGGGGGTATCAATGCCCTTCCATGAAGGAATATGCGAGAGGAATGAAAAATTATCCTTGATATCACTTTCGTTCACCAATGAAATGTGTTTTTGCCCATGTTTCCTACCTACATGAACATGGTTCGGCGTGTTGGCGAGATCGAAACATTTTGATTTCCGGTACACCATATCACCTTCATAATACTGATTAATCCACGCCACCGCCGGAACGTATTCTCCTTCTCCTGTTTCAGGATTAATTGATAAAAATAGTTCGGTTTTATCCAAATCCTTAAAAAATTTCCACCCCTTATTCGTTAACACCTCGACTTTATCATCGTAGCAGAACGGATGAACTGCCGTGATGATCGTCGGTTTCCAATCAGCCACCCTTCTACCGATATTCGTTCCGTTGCCAATTAACTCCTCGGCTGTGAATAATTTAGGCTCGCTTCCTATTCCAGCCGTCAAATATAATCTTATACAATGACGACATGCGGCTGGGTATACGTCGAAGTAAATCAATGTGTTAGACCCATCTCCTTCTCTCATATAAGATTGAACCCTACCCATATTAAACACACCCTGATATTCGGTCTCCACGATTCGATTCCAATCCCTCGACCAATCATTTAGTTGATTGCTTATCTTGGCAGCTATCAACTTGGTCGTATCCCTCTCAACAATTCCTCTTTTAACACCTTCTTTAATGGTGCGTTCCTGTTCCATCCTCATCCTAAGTTCAGAATCCGAGATATAACTGGAGATATCTTTTTTCATCTTATCACCCAACCCCTTTAGATAGCCATAAGTTCGATTACAAGCCATCTCATATTCCTCGATTTCCCTCTTGGAAGGTGTTTCGTATTGTCTTCTAGCGAGGTAATCAAGAAGATCTTTGTAAGATATTTGTTTGGTCTGATAATCGCTTAATTTACCGGATAAAAGACCAAACATCCAATTCGCCCAGTACGGCGGTATCTTTTTAACGAGTGAACCGGGATCTATACCGTGTTTTTTCAAATTCTCTTTATCCTGAGATGTTAGGTGACTTGGCCCGAATATTTTCCAGACCAAGTCAGCAAACCTGAAATCCACCAATGATAATATTTCCTGTATCTGCTCGTTATTGAAAATCATAATTCTTTTTAACGATTATTTTGGTTTAATAATATCAACCATTTTCTTAACAATATCAGCGAATAGAATGTTTAGCTCCTCGTTAAATATTTTCTTGGTTTCATTCTCGTATCCGTTTATAACATCAGGGAAACGAACGGGATCTTTAACCCCCGTTCGTTCCTTTTTGACAACCGGCCTAACCGTTTTTATATCTATACCGGATACCTTCTTTTCCATGACTAAGTTGATGATTTTTTGTTACTTTAACCTTACTTCTGATTATCATCGAACTCAATTTTATAACCCATGGCCTCCCGTTTATCAAGTTGATCAAGTGAAATGGTAATTCCATCACCATTAGGGAAACCTATTTCTGCGATTGGTTGCTTTTCTTTTCCGTAAAGGCGAACTCTCTCAATTTCACCCACACCATCTTTATAAGAACCTCTACCGTCCGAGAAATATTCCTTGAATGTTATTTTCTTTCCAACCAAAAATTTTTTGGATTCCTTGATATCCATTGACGCATATTCTCTCTTTTCATTCTTATCACCCTCCGCGATCCTTTTCGCATCCTCGTGCATATCATCCTTGACGGAATTGTGACCTTCCCTGAGTTTCCGGTTAATCATATCAACAAGGGATTCCCCTTTTCCTTCTTTTCCTGCACCCTCTTTCTTCTCACCACCTTCTTTGTAACCTTTTGGTTTCGGACGCCATCCTTTCGGAGTCTTTATATATTCTTTTCCACCCCATGTTCTCACCTCGCCCATTTGAGCGCGACCCATGGATTTTTCAATTTCCTCGAGATAATTTTCATCTGTGAATTCCTGACCCATGGATTTAGCTATAAACGCTTTTCTTTTTATTTCTTCTACAAGTGCTTCGTATAACATAATCTTCCTTATTTATTTTGTTTATCTAAAGGTACGAAATAGGTACCTATTCACCAACTATTTCGCGATAAAAAATCCTGTCAAAAAACTAACACCCACGCCAATCCAGAATAATCGTTTTCGGCGTTTTATCTTGTCTTCTAGCGTGGCTTTGTTTTTTTGATATTCTAGGTTTACTGCCATCTCGTTCTCAAGCCTAAAACGATAATCAACGTTTAATTTAAGAAGACTATCGATTTGAGTGTTTTTAATACCGATATATCTTGTTAGATCAAAATTATAGGTTCGAAGACTATCATTCTCAACCATCAAATACCTCCGTTGCAGAAGGCGTTGATTGATCACCTTCAGTTGGGGTATTGATATGATAGCACAAGTATCCCCGTTAAATTTAATCTTCCTTGGATAATTCGTTTGACAGAAACTCAACGTGCTCATCAGTGTTAAGAGAGCCAAGGTTACGAATCTTCTGATCATATTCTTTTTTCATTTTTTCCGTTTCCTGCTTGAATCGTATGTACGCCTCCTCCTCCTTCTTTCGTTGAACCTCTATCAATTGCAACAACTGATCATTCACCCTTCCCAGTGAATCGATCAGTTTTTTGTTATGAAGTTCCCTCTCGTTACTTTCCTGATCGTCATCAGATGAATCTCTGTTCACATATATAAATAACGCTATTAGAATAAAGGTCAGTACAATGACCAACCCTTTATAACTTTTTCGCTTGGTCGTCATTCTTGAAAACTTTTATCTATGAATTCACATGCACGTTCAAAAATGGGGTTACCTTTCATGCTTTTCTCCACTTCCTCGAACGGATTCGGAACACCCGCTTCAGGTTCACCCGTTTCATCATCCACGATCTGATTCATACCCTCACCCCCGAACATGGAGGCCTGTTTCTGGGTTTGGTAAACCTGATTAAGGATGATATCCTTGTTCTCATCAAACTCCCTGCCGGAATACTTACGGAACATATCCTGCATCGAAACCATACCGGCGGACAATTTTTCACTATCAAGTTTCACCTGTTTTTCTTCGTCTTCAACCTCGATACCCGTAAACGCGAACTCCATTTCTTCGTCTAACTCAGAAATCAAGAACTTATTTATGATATCCTGCAGGAAGATTAACAGGGGGTATAAACCTTTTTGCTTACTATGATCCAATCTCTCTCGCTGACCTTGTTGCCCGAATAAATTCGCCGCTTCCTTGAATTGGAATCCCAGCTCGCTCGGATCGATTCGATACACTGAACATAGCAGTACGATCAAAAACTTAGTCCAGTTATCAAATTCCATGTCACGGTTTCCCTTCTGCAAATCCACCCACTCTAGATCAAGACCTGCGAAAATTGGGATTTTGTGCGAGTTATGAGTAAGCATTCCATTTACGATAAATTGATGCTTATTATCATATATTTCGACATCATACATTGGAATTTCCTCATCAAAGGACGACAGTTCAACTATAGGGGAGAACCAAAATTCACTAAACTCATCAGGAAGTTTATATCCAATTCTCTCCGCGATACCGGTCAATCGCTGGTACGAACATTTATCTTTTCCAATCGATATCCTGTGTAAATCCGTCGTTAATCGCTGATCGCCAACACAACCACTTTCACCAAAAACCCATCTCCGATAAAGTTCAACTCTCATCTTTTTCGCTTCGAGTTTACCCATTTCGGGGTGTAATGAAAACATAGTTGAGTAATTTTTTTTATAATCATGCCCCAACTGTTTATGTGGTTGAAGGAATCCGATTCTCTCATAAAATTCTCGTCTATCTTTCACTAAAAGATGAATTCCCTTCTTATCGGACTTACGTAACCTCGTTTTTGAATGATATTCCTCAATTGAACATTGTATTCCTTCCGATATCAATAACATCCTTGTTTGATATCGTAATAGATCGGATGAAATTGTAATCCTAACTCCCAACCCTTCACTCACAACACTACCATCCGCGGAGAAAAATCCTCTTAAAAACGCGCACCTTGATTCCGAATCAATATCATGTATCATAGGTGGGATAACCTTTCCTACATGGCTACAGGTAAATCCAATACCAATTAGAAATTCATAAAAATCAGCGTCAAATATACCTATTTTACAATATTTATCCGCCACAGATTTGAACCCATACACCTTTTTACAGGATTCTATCTGATCGAATGATCTACAATAATCCTGCGATTTTGCATTTATGCCATATCGATTTAATACACATAGATGCTGCTCCCTTATATGTAATTCCTTTTCACTGTGATAGAATAATTCCATTCTTTTACGACGACTCTCACCGTTATCAATATAGCCATCACCGGTCAACCAGCCAAGAATCTCAAAAAGATCGTTCTCGACCACCTTGCCCTTATAATAAAATTTTCGTGTACCTTCCACAGGTTTTTTATTACAAAGAACAAAATCTCCCACTTTAAGATCTTTTCTCTCCTTCCACTCTATAATTCCTGAATCCGACACAACCTTAAACTTATGATTATCCGATGAAGTAATGGATAATCCATTTGCCAGGGTTAATGTACATTTCTTTTTAAGACCTGTCCTATACACACGGCCATACTCAAAGTTTTTCCCAGTCCAAATGATCGCCTCTTTTTCTTGTGATCCATTTAAAAAATCTTCAATGGACGTTACCCCGATATTCTTTAATACCAATAACGAATCACCTGCTAAACAGTTATCCACTCCGGTAAGCATCTGACGCCACTTCTGTTTGAAATCATTTAACTGGGTTTGGTTCGTATTTGGTCCGTTCATTTTTATGAACCCCTTCGGATTCGAGCCATTCTTGAAGAAATTACCGTTATATTGAACACCATTAAGGATATACGTGATAATCTCAATTAACGATTCTAGCTCACTTCTCCCGTATCCATTTTGCCAAATATCAGTTCCCACATTCCTTATCCCGAACCCAAGTTCCCACGGATAATACATGACATAAGTGTTCAACTGTTTGTTGAACACAATCTGCTGATCAAAAACTTGACAATATTTAGGTAGGTACCCTTTATACCTGTATTGATCGAATTGATGTGCGTAATTAGGGTCGACCGTGTCGAGAAAACGAATCATACTTCCATCAATCGCTTTGAATTGATGAAGTTCCTGTCCCCGGGTTCTTGTTATTTCAAAAGCGAGTTGATCTATCGAAAGTGAATCCTGCATGATCTTTCTCACAAATGTCACGAATGAATCGGGCATTTCCCATTTATCCGTTTCACCTCCATCTTCTAGAAATCTAACGATCCTTTCAACCCTTTTCTGTTCAGCCTTCGTCATCTCCTTCATATCCTCCTTGCTGTTAAACAAGGATCTTTTCCGTCGAATGGTGAACCCTTCTTTCTGTTCATCGGTTGAAAATTTCAAAAACCGCGTGATCTGTTCAATTCGAGTTGAGATAACATTCTTCACACAATACAGGTTACCCATTCTCTGCAGGGTCTGAAACGAGATTCTACTTAGAGTCTCCTTGTACCCTCTACCCGAATACGCTATACTATCAGGTAGGAAGAAGATGGATTTATTCTGCTCGGCGGATCGAATTCTCTGCTTTTCAACATACAAACCCGCTTCAATCGCCTTTTCAATATCATCCGATGCTAATGAAGCCTGTAATTTCGAATTCAAGATGGTGGGGATTGCTTCACCCAGAGAACCCAATTCGCTGAATGACATGTTAGCGATACTCTTTATAACGCGATCATAATCGTTCGCGCTCTGACGCGATGCCGCTATTTTTCTTCCCTTTCTACTCATCTTTCTACTCATCTTTCTATTTATTGAATAAAACGGGTCTAACCCGTCATTGAGAAGGTTAGACCCTGAATATGTTACGCAACTGTGAACTCACGAGAAGGTACGATCACCATGGATGAGTTACCAATATTTGCCATCACCATCCATTTATACTTAACTCCCGTTCCGAGAGCGATTGATAATTGGTTAGATGTTGTCTTGTTAAATTCATTCGGAATGAAATCTTTCGTTGCTTCTACGACGTACACGGAGTAATCAGTCGCACCATCAACGGCATCCCATTCAAGATTAACCGGTGATGCCACTCCCGTGGCTGCAGCAGCGGGTGTCGCATTAACAACGGGTGCTTTTGATTCGAATGATAATACTTGACTTTTCTTAGTTGAACCGTCCTCCATCGTTACAAGGAAGAAGAAGTTTAACTTACCCGGAAGGAATGTGTTTTTCATTGAAACGGGACCGTTAATAACCGTTAATGTCGGTGAAGTGTAATTAACAGGTTTCGTTTCCGGGTACACGAAGATTTCATAGAATGATGCATTCTCAACAGCAGTCCATTCAAACTCGATATCATCACCGTATTCAACAGGATCGGTAGGTGAGGTAATTTCCATGTTTTCATCCTCCGGTACACTAACCAACGTACCCAGGAATGTATTATCCGACCATTTTTCCAAGGTTAGCTGTGCGATTTTAGCCATGTTGATGAAATCAACTTCATTGTACATACCAACTTCGATATTTACACCAGCCTGCACAATTTCAGGTGACACCTCTCTTAATTCTGTTACATAGAACTGCCGTAGTGATTTCAGTTCATTTACATCATAAAAAGCATCCGTTATGTATTTAGCTGATGCCGTTTTATCACCGTTCAAAAATTTATAAAGTATCATACTACCGTTTTTAATTCTAATTTCTCATTCTTATTGAGTGATATAAGCGTGATAAAGATACGGATTAATTTTAATAACTCAAAAATTTTGATTAGTATTAATCAATCGCCTATTCCTTCCTTCTTTTTACAAGGGTTATATTTGAATGTTTCCCTTTTCCTATTACCCGGATACCAGAGGTGAAAGCCCGTTTACGGGCCAATATCTTTACAATATTAGATATGGATTTTAATTTATTAAAATCCTATATATCTTTATAAATACCTATATTATCTTTATACCCGCTCTTTTTTACCCCATTTGCCCGCTCTTTTTTACCCCATTTGCCCGCTCTTTTTTACCCCATTTCTCCATGTACAAAAGTTGCCCGCTCTTTTTTACCCCATTTCTCCATGTACAAAAAGTTGCCCGCTCTTTTTTACCCCATTTCTCCATGTACAAAAAGTTGCCCGCTCTTTTTTACCCCATTTGATTTACAACCTATTTTAGACCGTATCGAACCTCTATTTTATAAAATAAACTTTGTTTATTTGTTTGGAATAAGATAAATAAGATGTATCTTTACATAGCGAAACGATAAATCCGATTTTGTGGTTTTTCATAATATTATACCCCTGATTAATCGGATTTATCCTTTCAATAAATCAGTTTTTTAATTTTAAAATTAATATTATGGATAAAAACATCCTCATATATAATTATGATTATTCAATACTGGGGCTCACCCTTGAAGGAGAGTTTTTCATATCATCAATATTGGTCTTTCAAACATATATCAAATCAAAAAGCAAAAGGGACTTTTTACTCCAATACGAAAAAACAGCACCTTATTCATTATCTCAAATAAAACTTCTAATAAAAAAATATGCAACTATAATTTATTGGGATGGTGACTTAAAGAGATTTCGAATGGAAAATAAGAAATGGGCTCTGAGAAAATCTTTAATTGAAAGGAATGGTTTCATGCACCTAATTGTACCACCGTGGCTATTCAACATCATGAATATTTTTAAATTAAATTTCACCCAGCTATATATCATGGCGCTTGTTCTGTCCTATTTTTATGATAAAAAGAAATTTAACTGGGCGAACGAAACCATCGCTCGTAAACTAGATATGGTAAGTGGTTATTCCATAACGAAAAATATCAATAAATTACAAAACTTAGGTTTGATTGAGATAATAAGAACGAATAGAACGAATATTTTAAATGTAACTGATAAATTTTTATTTTATGAAAACAAATCTAACTGAAGAAGAAAAGCTTAAATTACAGGAGAAACTCGGTAAAAAAATCAAGCAGTATGAAACCTTGGTCGAGATGGTTCATGACCTCGGCATCGAAACCGCTGAACTTGATAATAGTAAGGAAACAGTCGCGCTCAGAAACGCATATAACGAACGAAAAAAAGAGATAGCCGGGATGCGTGCCCAGATTAAAACATTTGCTCTTCAAGCGAAAGCGATCAAGAATGAGATCGATGAAATCCAAGAGATATTAATCGGACCGCGTCGAAAAAATCGAAGAAAAACCGAGGAAAATTGATACACTTTGTGTATCTTTACCGTTGAAAGAAACCGAGTTATTAACTAAAATTTGAATGAATATGAGAACGAAAATTTTTCTATTATTAATCACGATCACCCTTGTTGGGTGTAACAATAAAATGAAAATCTCTCCGGGAACATACGAAGCGGTTGCCATGGGAGGTACCCACCCTGTTAAACAGGATAGTAGTTACAGTTACAAGGCGTCTTTTGCCAAGAGCACGATAAAACTCATGGATCTTCCTAACGGAACACAAAGGGCACTCCTTTCTACGACCCTTGATATCTCTGACGGAAACTGGCTCGAAGAGGGTTATTTCGACGGACACGGTAATTTCGTGATCGGGATCTTCGACGAGAAAACCCTTGAACAGAAAAATGACACCTGCTTTTATAAAGTAAAAGAGGGCTACCTTTTACTCGAAGATAAAAAGAAAGTACTCCTACTTTCCGATTTTAGTAGAAGATTTAACGAAAAGTTCAAACCGAGTGAGGCAGGTTATATCACTGTCTATTTGTTTAAGATAAATCAATGAGATCATGAGTCAAATAACAACAACAGGGTATTATGGTAGTGGCTGGTGGTGGTACTGCCCTTTAGGTGGCAAAATCACATCGGTGAGTAATGAAGGAAATTTGATAACAGTGAACCTGTGTATTTCAAATGTTTCGATGACGGGTAATGGACGAGTTTTTATTTAGAAAAGGAGGATTAAATATGAAAGTTAAAGATTTAAGCATATCAACGAAAATTTATAGTGTTAACGAGGATGAGATAATATCAGTAAGTATTGATGCAATCAGTAAAATAAATAATAAAATTAAAATAACAATTGACGATTATTGTTATGATACAAATAAAGATGCGGAGGTAATTAAAACAATAAATGATAATTTATTCCTTAATTTTAATCAGGCGCAAGAAGAACAATCAAGATTACGGAAGAAAATAATCGAATCTAGATTTGAGGACATGTCCAAAGCTATCACCAATTATAATGCTGCTGTATTGAAGTATTTTAACAAACCGTTATCAACATTAGAAGAATTATGAAACAATTTGATTTAGAAAAAGCAAAACTTGGATACCCGGTTTGCAATGGATATGGCTGTCCCGCAAAAATAATATCTTTTGATAGCAACCTATTCCCAGGTTATCCAATCGTGGCAATAATGTCGTCCGGATCAGGGGTTGAAACACAGGGTTATTTTACCTTAAAAGGAGAATGCAGTCTTGATTTTCCTGATTCACATTTTAATCTCATGATGACTGGGAAAGAACCGGATCATATATCTAGCGATGTAGAATTAACAGAAGTTATAACAATATAGAAATTAAAACATTATGAAACCATTTGACATTGAACTAGCGAAACAGGGTAAACCTGTGTGTAACGGATACGGGATGGATGTTCGAATCCTTTGTTATGACTTGAAAGACGATAAATACCCGATTGCCGGAGCGATCACTGATCCAGAAACTAACAGAGAAACGTTACAGAAATACACCCTCGATGGTTACGTTATCGGTGATGGAGCTAACAATAACGGTGATCTATTCATGAAGCCGGAGAAGAAAGAAGGGTGGATAAACGTGTTTATAAACGCTTCTTATTTCGGTTCTAAAACAGCCGGTACAATATACCCAACAAAAGAGGAAGCGTTAAAAGATATTGATACAAAAAGTCCACATTATATCGACACTGTTAAAATAGAATGGGAGGAATGATCATGACACAGAAAGAATTTCAGGAAAAACTAACCGAATTTCACTCTCAGTGCACTATTACATCAAACGGAAGACTTTACAGAGTGCCTGAATCACTGAAAAACGAGTTTTATCGCGTTTTAGAGGAGAGATTGCATGATATCGAACGTAATTCTTCATGCCTGATTATTCGGGGTGGTAGAAGACCGAAAAGACGCGTTCATATAATCAACGTTTCAGGTCTTTCGTTCACCGGCGTGTTCTTCGTGAAAGTCAAAGATGAGAGCGGTCTGGCAACCACATCCTCGACGTTTAACATCTGGGTGGATGATAAAACCCTTCTATCTGATCTCATGAAATGGAAAGGTCCGGGAAAGAAATGATCAATCCCGGACCCGAAACAAACAACTCACATAAAGACAAGAAGAGATCATTTAAGTTTCTTCCACCATCCGAATATCTCGTAATTATTCGATAAATTATCAGGTTCCCACCAAGTTTCCTCTATCCACCTGGCCTGTCTCTCGAACCCCACCTTCCGGTAAGCCTCATGGGAGTTTCCCACCCGGATCAACCAGTAGAGCCACTCCAACCCGTACACCACGTAATAGAGAGTGAAGGGAACGGCCAGGAGGGTGAGCATCCACCAGGATTCAACCTCGAAAGCGAAAAGGGTGAACAGGATCAGTATCGAGAGACCGAGTCCCATCCCCGTTAGATCCCAGTACTGACGGATGTGGGTTCCCTCATGGGCGAGAACTCTCTCCGATAACCCTTCCCTCTCTGTTATGACCACCCCGCAGAACATCATCGTGGAAAAGCCGGGCATGAAGGTCAACATCTTCGCCAGTTTCGATTTGTAATACACTTTCATATCTCTTCAATTTTTAAATTCGTCATATCCGTGATAACGTAAGGATTTTTCATAGCCATGATAACACACTTTTGGGCGATCGCACAATTGGCATCGGTCGATCCCGTCGGGTTTCCGTTCGGTCCCGGAATGTTTTTACCAGAAACCCAGTTTGCGTTAACCCGAATTGGGTCACCATAAACCGATTTATTCCCGTAACCGCACAATGACAATATCGTTAACACACAAACATAGGAGGCTAGTTGGCAAGGTAAACCTTCCTGAAGATGACCTCCGTCGGATGAACATAATTTACCGTAATCACCGAGGTTGTTAAGGGAGGTTGTTCTCGCATTCTGAACAGCGGTTCCGACCGGAAAAATAAATTCACATAAAGTTTCATTCATCACCCTCTGAGAATTTTTGGCGATAGAATTAAAATGAGAAAGAATTTCTTCGTCGGTGTAAATATGATCCCCGACTTTCGGCCGCGATTGGATTAACATCCACCCGAATTTTACAGGATAGTTTATTTTCCCGTAAATAAGGTTCACTAATTTATTTAAATAAGGTTGATACGTTGACCAATCCCATGAAGATGTTGAGCCCTGTTGTAAGATTATCATATCCCATGATTGACTTTCCAACGCACGTTGTATCGTGTACGAACCAAGGTTCTTCCAGCTCACACCCCCATTAAATAAATAATATGTGTAAGCCGACACTTCATTGATGAAGTTATTGTAATGCTGTTGCAAGGTAGCTCCACTCATATACATAATACCGATCTCAACATCCAAGCTATCTTCAATTTCAGGTAGTATAAAGGGTACATAACCCAGGGCGTCCTGGGAGTAAGAATTACCGATCGAGAGTATCCTTACCCTTCTTTTCATTGAAACGGGTTTTATTCCTGGCATAACGAATTTTTCTTCTCACACGTACGGTTCAACTTCTGTCGTTTTTGAACCAACTTCTAACTGGGATATACTCGGATCGAACGGATAGGAAAATGTCGTTTGAAGACATATTCTACCGTATTTCACATTTCCATTTTGATCGTCGAAAGTGAAAGTCGCTTTTCCGTAACGAGAATCTTCCTCATAAGTGGCAGGGAATTCGCTTCGATTCAGATAATTCCCCTCGGCGTCATACCACGCGATGAAGATGGATTTGTTATTTCCGTAGAAAAAAATACCTTGCATGGTATATGTCGTACCGGATTTCAAATACAATTTATTCGACAGTATACCCGAAGCGCTCTCTATGACCTGACCTGATGATATAGCGTACCCTCGAAGTAAGTTGTCGGGGTCGATGTAATTCTTTCCCGTTGGGGTGTTTTCTATGTAATTCGAGAAAAGGTTATCAAAACGTTCTTCGCTAACAAAATCAAGAGATTGCCTAACTAAAATGTTTTTATAATCGATATCTTGGTTGTCAGATTTTCTAGTTGTGATGATACAAAGAACAGCATCTGGTGGAACAATACCTGATTTGTTCTGAGAAATGAAATTATCAGAAACCAAATCGAGTGATCTAAAAAAACAGAACCGGGTAAATTGAATGCCATTAACGAAAAGCTGTTTCACTCCATCCACTAAATGAACATGAATGGAGTTATAACCATCATTCTTGATATACTCCGTAAAAATTCCCTCCGTTTGAATGTTACATAGATGACCCCAATCAATAAAAAATCCCCGGGAAACTATCGGTAAAATATCTGTTGATACTTTCTGGTTCACATCCATGGCCAAATTAAAAATACCCCAGGGTAAAACAGTGCAGTTAGAATCGATATCACCACTGCAACGAATATACACGGCGTTTTCGGGTATCTCATCCTTCGATATAACAACTGTCACCTTCTCCGCCCCCGTCCATTTGGGTCGGAAATATGATATGAAACCATAATTTTTATCATAAAAAGCGTAAAGCGCAACGTAACCGGTTTCATCAATGAGCCCCGTAACATAAATATCTTCATTCCGAGATATCCGGAGATAGGGTGTATGGTTGTAAGAAGTTGCACCGCTAACAACGACACCCTCTTTATTTATATAACCGATTCCTTTGAAAAGGGATGGTACATCGTTCACAACGGAAGTCGCGAAACGAGTAACATAGATACCAATATCATTCAAAGTACTTTTATAATTATAAAACCCTTCCTGAACCACGAAATTCTCCTTCCCAGTGAAACTCCGCAGGGAGGGAAATTGACTTATTTTTATACCGTTAATCTCTTCCATGTTTATTTTTTAATTACATGTCTGACCGTAAAATTTTAGTCGTACTATTTTGCAGTACCACTGTTAAAAATTGTTAAACATAAGAGGCTAAGTCTCGTTTTACCCTCTCCTTTATAGAGACCACTTCACGAAGGTAGCCTTCGTACTCCTCAACGATACTCTCATCCGTTATGATACCTGCCTTGTAAGCGTTGTACTTGTTGATCATGGCGAACTCCTCGTCCGCAGTGTAAGTCTCTCGGATGACTGCTTCCACGCACTTCCCGTACCCTGGTTCCCCCTTAACGGTAGTCTCTTTGCAAGACCATTGAACTGTAGGCTCCACGCCTTCTTCTCTCTCAACTGTTTCTTCTTGAATGTCCCAACGGTAAAGGTAGTTACCGTTTCCCACGGCCTCAAATACTGAAGGCTCATGATCGTAATAAGCATTTGTCATAAAACTGTGGTTTAATTATAGTTCTTAACAAGTTCCGTGAGTCGCTGTACTTCGCCCAGCCTAACCAACCGCATACTCCTGTTGTTTTCATCACGCTTGATGTTCAGGAAACTTAAACTTCCATCATCTTCTGTCACTTTATCCATCTTTTTAGTACTTTAAGTTTAACGTGTTATTCGTGCGTGTGAGGCGTTTATTCGGGTATAAAGCAAAGCCGAGAGCCGAAGCGCGTAGACGGAGCCGAGGGCTCGTAAACCGAGTCAGAGGAAACGAGCCCCGCAAGACCACCGTAATTAGCGTACCCACCGAACAAGACACCCCTTAGAGTTTCCAC